ATGCTGGAACAAATGGGCATTGCCGCGAAGCAAGCCTCGTATAAATTAGCGCAACTCTCCAGCCGCGAAAAAAATCGCGTGCTGGAAAAAATCGCCGATGAACTGGAAGCACAAAGCGAAATCATCCTCAACGCTAACGCCCAGGATGTTGCTGACGCGCGTGCCAATGGCCTTGGCGAAGCGATGCTTGACCGTCTGGCACTGACGCCCGCACGGCTGAAAGGCATTGCCGATGATGTGCGCCAGGTGTGTAACCTCGCCGATCCGGTGGGGCAGGTAATCGATGGCAGCGTACTGGACAGCGGCCTGCGTCTTGAGCGTCGTCGCGTGCCGCTGGGGGTGATTGGCGTGATTTATGAAGCGCGCCCGAACGTGACGGTTGATGTCGCTTCGCTGTGCCTGAAAACCGGTAATGCGGTGATCCTGCGTGGTGGCAAAGAAACCTGTCGCACTAACGCGGCAACGGTGGCGGTGATTCAGGACGCCCTGAAATCCTGTGGCTTACCGGCGGGTGCCGTGCAGGCGATTGATAATCCTGACCGTGCGCTGGTCAGTGAAATGCTGCGTATGGATAAATACATCGACATGCTGATCCCGCGTGGTGGCGCTGGTTTGCATAAACTGTGCCGTGAACAGTCGACAATCCCGGTGATCACAGGTGGTATAGGCGTATGCCATATTTACGTTGATGAAAGTGTAGAGATCGCTGAAGCATTAAAAGTGATCGTCAACGCGAAAACTCAGCGTCCGAGCACATGTAATACGGTTGAAACGTTGCTGGTGAATAAAAACATCGCCGATAGCTTCCTGCCCGCATTAAGCAAACAAATGGCGGAAAGCGGCGTGACATTACACGCAGATGCAGCTGCACTGGCGCAGTTGCAGGCAGGCCCTGCGAAGGTGGTTGCTGTTAAAGCCGAAGAGTATGACGATGAGTTTCTGTCATTAGATTTGAACGTCAAAATCGTCAGCGATCTTGACGATGCCATCGCCCATATTCGTGAACACGGCACACAACACTCCGATGCGATCCTGACCCGCGATATGCGCAACGCCCAGCGTTTTGTTAACGAAGTGGATTCGTCCGCTGTTTACGTTAACGCCTCTACGCGTTTTACCGACGGCGGCCAGTTTGGTCTGGGTGCGGAAGTGGCGGTAAGCACACAAAAACTCCACGCGCGTGGCCCAATGGGGCTGGAAGCACTGACCACTTACAAGTGGATCGGCATTGGTGATTACACCATTCGTGCGTAAATAAAACCGGGTGATGCAAAAGTAGCCATTTGATTCACAAGGCCATTGACGCATCGCCCGGTTAGTTTTAACCTTGTCCACCGTGATTCACGTTCGTGAACATGTCCTTTCAGGGCCGATATAGCTCAGTTGGTAGAGCAGCGCATTCGTAATGCGAAGGTCGTAGGTTCGACTCCTATTATCGGCACCATCTAAATCAATAAGTTACACATCATTAGTACCTTCCTTATTTTTTGACTGGGACAAATTTGGGACCGATGGGATCAGGATCGAGTCTATTTGCCGTGCGTGTTCGGTAAGGTGATTAGGTGCAAGGTGAGCATATCGACGAACCATTTCGATAGACTCCCAGCCTCCCATTTCCTGTAACACTGACAACGGGACTCCGGCTTGAACCAGCCAACTTGCCCAGGTGTGTCTCAAGTCGTGAAATCTGAAATCATCAATACCAGCCCGTCTCAGCGCCGCTTTCCAGGCTGTGTTTGCGTCATACCGCATCTTCCTTACTGTTGGCGCTTTTGTTCCGTCTGGTTTGGTACAGCTTTCCTTGTACACAAATACCCAACGGTGATGATTCCCTATTTGTTTTTTCAATATGCGACATGCAGTATCATTCAGCGCAACGCCAATTGCGCGGTTTGATTTACTCTCTTCCGGGTTTATCCATGCCACCCGGCGCTGCATATCTATTTGTTGCCATTCAAGGTTGATGATGTTCGAGCGTCTTAAGCCTGTTGCCAGTGCAAATTCAACAACAGACTTTAATGGCTCCGGACATTCATCAATCAGCCTTTGTGCTTCATGAGGCTCCAGCCAGCGGATCCGTTTATTCTTTGGTTGAGGCACTTTAATAATTGGTGTCTTATCCAGCATTTTCCATTCACGCTCTGCGGCTCTTAGTAGGGCCTTTATAAATGAAAGATGCGTAGCCTTCGTTGCAACGGACGCTGGTTTTGGCGTGTATTCTGGAACAGGTTTCCCTTTTTTTCTGCATGCTTCTGCCCTGAGTTTCCAGTTTTCCTCATGACGCCGGTTCGTCATTTTCTGCATTGCTGAATAAATTTTTGATTCAGTAATGTCTCTTAGTTGCATTCCTGCGAAATGTTGAAGCCAGAATCCGATCCGGCTTTTGTCATCGTCCAGTGATTTTTTATGTGCTTTCTCTTCAAGCCACCTGACACACGCTTCCTCGAACGTTATATCAGGTATTTCACCAAGTTTGCTGACCCGCCATGCTTCAGCCTTTAGCTTGTCATGGAGTTCTGTCGCCTGCCTTTTGTCCTTTGTTCCAAGAGACTGTTTAAATCTTTTTCCGTTCGGCAATGTGAAACTGGCGTACCATATTTCACCTCTGCGGAAGAGTGACATTTTCTTTCCTCTGTTATGCCATCACCCGCGCTCACCTGGACAGTATGCAGCGGAGACTGAAGAGCCGCAATGCAGGCTTGTCGTGTTGTGAGGTAAGGAGATTTATTCTTAGTGGGATCTTTGCGTGTTGCCTGAAGACGCCCTGTGCGTATCCAATTAATGGCAGTCGGTCTGGATATCTTGAGAAAATGACAGGCCTCATCGAGTGTGAGGCTGTATGGCTCCATTATTTCACCTCTTGCTGTGTCATTGTTGAAAAATGGATACCAGCTCGTTGCTGCCAGACGATCCAACCGAGAGTCATATCCCATGCCATGTATTCGTTATCGCCGTTTTTTGCTCTCCGACGATCTACTAAGTCACCGAAACGCTTTTCCATGAATAATTCATAGGCTTCGCGTTCATCTGGCTCTACTTCCAGAGATACGAGTGCGATTTCATAAGCACGGCGCTCAATATCGTCTCGAACCTCTAGGCTGCTGATTCGTTCTTTGATTTCTTTAATTAGTTCTTTATTGGTAAATGTGGTCATTATGCTCCAGCCTCCGGCGCTTTTGGCATTACTGCCCAGTGAGTGATATTGAAGTTTTCAAGGTCCCCGACCTGAAATGTCCACTGCCATTCTCCGGTTTCTTTTTGTCCCCAGGTGTACCAGAGAGAACGCCAGCCAATCAGCCAGCCTTCTCCGTTAGCATCAAATAACAGAACACTTTCATTTGCTGGTGGCAGTTCAGCTGACACTGGTATTATTTTGTTTTCCAGTGCCGCACATTTAGCTTCAAGCGCGTCGAATTTACGTACCAGGTACTCAGCGTTTGTTTCGTTCACTTTCAGATCTCGCGGTACACATTTCCCGCGAAGAAACCCTTCCATTTCGAAAACATTCATGCGCATTTGCGTAACTCCGATAACTCGTTAAAACGTTCCATAAACATCCCGTAGGCATGGCTAGGTGCCAGTGGAATCACGTTGAACATCTCTGTTGCCGGGATGCCTTCCAGTACAGGCCAGAAAGAGCCATCATCAAGCCCGAGATCGCGGCGTTCGGTTGCCAGCATGATAAGATCGGCATATTTCACGGGCGTACTCATAACTGGGGGTAACCCGTATTTCTCACGGATTACGGCGTCTATTTTTTCTTCCATCCGTTTATAGTCAGGAAGAAGGCGTTTCAGTGGCGCGGGGATGTCCTGACAATACGCTTCTGTTGCATCATGCATTAACGCTTCAAAAGCAAATTCCTGCGGTACCAGTTGGCTGCAAAGCACCGCATGTTGGGCGACGCTGTAGAAGTGTGAAAGATGTCCTGCAAAGCGACAGATATTTGAAAGGGAAACCGCGATATCGTTAATCACGATGTCGTCTTTATTTATCTTGTCATAATAAAAATGCTTCCCAGAAAAAGTTTTAATAAATGGCATATTGTTCTCCACGTTATATGTGCTGCACCACGCTGAATTCTGGTAAAAGGAAGCCCTCACCATCCGGCGATTATTGAGTCGATTATGTTTCCATAAATGCCCCCGCAGGGGCATTTGCAGTAATGAAATCAGGCGCTGAAAGTACCAATGAAGGTTTCTACTTTGCTGTCTTTGAATTTCTCAACAAGCAGATCACGAAATTCGTTAGCCATTTCTTCCTGCACCGCTTCCAGCTGAATAATGCGCAGAACCAGTACAGGACGATCGCCAGTGATAATGCTGAGGCGTAATTTAAACGGACGTTCTTTCAGGCCTTCAAACGGAACGCATTTAAATTCAAATGCCACTGGCATAATGTCTTTGGTTTTCGCTTCGACAGACTCCATCAGAGAGCGTTTGCCGCTGAAGTCATTATCTTCAAAATCAGCGGTCTGGTTCGCTTCAATCGTGATTTTACGGACCGCCGCAGCCGCTTTTGTTGCCTGAATGGTGTCACCATTAGTATCAAAGCCCACAAGGTAGTCGGCCCAGTCTTCAATCCATTCTGCCAGTGATTTCTGGGAGTTACGCTCGCCATTAACAGACAACAGAGCAGAGAACGGTGCTGTCTTTTTCAGTTTGAGAGTGGCGGTGTTATCTGCGTGACCTGGTTCATCAATAGTACCCAGGTTAAGCACACTGACGGCACGCATATTATCAGCATCGATAAAGCAGCGGGTGCCTTCATCTGCAAGATCTTTAGAATAACGGGTAAAGTCATCGATGCTTGCAGTGGAAAGCGCACCACGGAAACGGAAACGATTTAAATTAAATTTTTCCAGATCATGAATGCGGAAATTCTCAGGCAATGCCACAGCATCGGCACCAATCTTACTGATAATTTCATTAACACCCTGAGCAGAAATAAGGGCATGGATTTGATTAATTGCGGTTGCGTCTAAGTTCTGAGACATAATAAGTCCTCACTATATAAAGATATTCAGTGATGAGATAAATAATCAGTTAATTAAGAACGATATTAATGACCTGCTGCGCGTAGTTTTCCGTCAGGTTCACCGGCAAGAGTCAGTAATTGTCCCTGGTCTTCCTGCAGAATAGTCAGGCGACCACCGCGATTGACATACATCGGCGTTTCGGTGGTGTCTTCTTCGGAAATTTTCCCGCGGTTAGTCGGGCGAACATATGAGAGTTTGTGTTTGATTTTCACACGGTTCTCATCAAATGGTTCGATTTCCAGGTTGAGTGAGACCTTCCCTTTGGTTTTCGTGTTCATCACACCGGAAGCGACTTCACTGAGAACTGCGCCGATTTTGGTTTCAAATACGCCGCCGTCCAGCTCCCCGATAAATGCCTGCACATCAGTACTGCGTTCGCTAGCCATTTTGCTGCTCCTCATCATATCGACCCTGCAAGGTCGGTTGGTTTCTCCACAAAACAGAGAAGAACACCTGCGGTGGCAGCCGCCCGGTTGGATTGGGTTATGAGCCCGTCGTCCGGTGATGCTCTTCTCTGTTTTGTAAAAAGGACGGTACCAGCCGGAAGCAAGGGTACAAACTGGTACCGCCAGGACTACACACAGCATAAAGTTGTGGTGTCGGGTGCCTCCCGGTGCCTGGCGAAGGTTGCACACCAGACGGGTGGGTATCCACAGAAGGTCGACTGTCAGCCTCAACCTTAACCCGCGTGCGCTGAGCCGCATTCACCACAACGCTAAGGATTCTCTTTGGTTGAAAATACTTAGCTGTTATGTGCCTGTCTTTTCACCACTTCAGGCTCGGTGGTATCCTTTTAAGCCCGTATACATAAAAGGAAAATCAAATGACTTTTGATGAAAAAGAACTTGATAATGCAATTAATAAAATCATCGTAACGTCGCTCTTTTCCTGTCTCAGCGACACTCAGCAGAAACAGTTCTACGAATCGGCTTTCAACATGATCGAGCGTTGTTGTTTCTGCGATGCCGACGAGTTACCTGAAAAAATCAGGAAACAGTTGGCTGATGCTCTTCGAGTGCGACTTTCTGACCAATTTTCTGAAATGTGCTCTCCGAATTTGGACAAATAGAAAAAGGCCATTTCCATTCAGGGTCTGATGGAAATACTTCAGCCTGTTCCAAAGCACGGCGTAAAGAGAACACAACTCCAGCCATAATCTGATGTTTCCCATTGGTCCAGCTATCGCCGCTCTGATCTACAGGGGCGGCTATGTCGTATGACCAAACGACTTCACAGTTATTGTTTAAAATCTGGACTTTCATTTCATACACCTGCTTTAACATGAGTGCCTAGTGGCACAACATGACTCAACGAATCATCCTGGACTTCATATGCCCCAGGCGGCTACTTCGTGGGCGTCCTGCCTGTTCGTTGTCGGTAAAATGATATTGCTACTTAAAGTTGCAAAAATCAACTACAAAAAGTAGAAGTTAAGGGCATAAAAACGCATTTTGAAATTAATTCATTGAATTTACAGGTAAAATATTTTGGGGGCTATGATCAAAAAATTATATTGTGAAGTTAGCTGAGTTGTAGAACGTGATGGATTGTTTCATTGTGGCTGAGATCAGTATGTGATCTAGTTAATCATCAAGTGGGGAGAAGTCAATCATGAGAGTATTGTTGAGTTTTTGGAGGCTAAGTGTAAAACGGTAGGGAATTTACTACTCAATGGATTGTGTGATTTAGCCTCGATAGTAAGAAAACTAGGGCAGGTCATAGTCAAAAACTTATCAAAACATAAATTTGGCGAGACCTAAAATCGCCAAGCCTGTTGCAACAGTCCATGCGATCTGTTTATTTACGGCTGATGAAATAGCGCTGTTGACTTCACTTAGGCTAGGTTTTTTTGACAACTTTTCATCTATATCTATTTGTTTTTGAAGGATAACAGCGACATCGCGTCGGGTGTCGGAGAGAGCGTTTCGCAAATCACGAATGTCAGCTCTCATCTCTGCGAGATTTGTTTTTATATCCTCAACATTCGCTTCTAACTTAGCGACTCGGGCTTCAAGCATGTCATCACCTCCGCCATCTCCACCGTGTCTTCTAATTGTGGGAAGTTCACTATTAAATGGTACTACATTATTTTGCGGCGTCGGCATTTTTTTCATCTTCCGTTTTTGCTGGGAACTTTTCATTTACCCAGTTCAAAACTGAAAACGCATTTATATGAATTTCATTTCCACAATTGTTGCATATTAGTGAAAAGTAATACTGGTTAGCAGTATCAGAATAAATGCTTTTTTCAGTAAAAACATTCACATAACTACCAAGTTTCATAGTACATGGCATGCCCACATTCGCGCTGACTTGAGGCACAGTCAATCTGTCGTGTCCACATAGTGTACATTTTAGATATATATTCTTTTCTGAGAAATAAGAGACCAACATATCCATGTTAATCTTTTCGAATCCCTGCTCACTAGCCATTATATGCCCTTAGAACTATAACCGATTGTATTTTATTGACTCATGAATCAACGCCTTGCCCATTACATAAAGCTGATCCTGCGATTTTTCATCGATGTACCATTTCTCATAGGCAGGGTTATCCGAAAGAACGGCTAGCTTGTCACCTTGCATTTGAAGACGTTTAACATGAAAAGTCTTACCGTAAACGAAAGAGTAAATTCCATCAGTCTGGAAGTGACGAACAGAAATGTCGACAAACAGTCGATCTCCGGAAACGAGAGTAGGGGACATACTATCGCCATTTACAGTCATAACCTTAATATCATCCTGAGAACGGTTACCGAAAAGAGAACGGGCATGTTCTGTTGTGAACTCAATGGCGTAGAGCACATCAACATAGTCTGAAAGCATATAGGTTCCAGGTCCTGCGCTAACGCTAAGATCTAAAACTTCTATCCTGTATACGTCGGGTTTTGTTGGATTGGGGATGCTTGCCATTTCCTTACATCCTTCTCTCTCGCCAACACCATATTCTAAATATGAAGCCGATACCCCCAGAGCCAACGCAAGTTTATTCATGACAGAGGCACGAGGCTTCGCTGCGCCGATTGTGTATCGCCGCGCCATTTCATATGTAACGCCAACAAGACTTTTGAGTTGGGTGACAGAAATTCCCTTGTTTGTCATTAACTCGTTTAGTCTCTTGGCGAAATCTGGATACTTCTGTTCTTCTACCATAGGTAGAAGATTACTCACATCACATACGCTCGTCATTTCTATTTTAAGTAGTTGCAATTCGCTACTTTAAGTAGCATTATCCCCTCTGGATTTCAGAGGAGAAAGATATGTCATCTCAAAACTACACCGAGAAAGCAGTAAAGGCTGCGGGAAAGTCTTTATCTGAAGTAGCTCGTCGCTTTGGTTTTAAATCTACTCAATCTGTCGCTAATTGGGTAATTAACAATCAAGTCCCGTCGGAACGAGTTTTACAACTTTGTGAGCTGGGGAACTGGTCCGTAACCCCCCATGAGCTGCGTCCTGATATTTATCCAAATCCAAATGATGGATTACCAGAGTGCTATTCAAAAGTTAGCGGTTCAGTTGCGTAAACGTAACCACAGAAACGAGGAGTTAACCGTGGGTAAGCATCACTGGAAAGTAGAAAAACAGCCTGAGTGGTACGTGAAAGCTGTCAGAAAAACTATCGCGGCGTTGCCGGGTGGTTACGCTGAAGCTGCTGACTGGCTGGATGTAACAGAGAACGCATTATTTAACCGCCTTCGTGCCGATGGCGATCAGATTTTCCCGCTGGGATGGGCAATGGTTTTACAGCGCGCAGCTGGCACTCACTACATTGCGGATGCTGTCGCACAGTCTGCTGGTGGGGTGTTCGTATCGCTTCCTGAAATTGAGGAAGTAGAGAACGCCGATATAAACCAGCGCCTGCTGGAAGTCATCGAACAGATCGGGAGTTACTCAAAGCAGATTCGTTCGGCAATCGAAGATGGGGTAGTGGAGCCACACGAGCAGACAGCAATTAATGATGAGTTGTATCTGTCAATTTCGAAGCTCCAGGAGCATGCAGCACTGGTCTACAAAATCTTTTGCGCTCCAGAAAAGAGTGACGCCCGCGAGTGTGCAGCTCCGGGCGTCGTGGCGTTTTGTGTCTGTGGAGAAACTAACGCATGAACAGTTTAACGGCAAATAACCGTTTGTCGCAACAGCTGGTGGTCAGCGTCGCTGAACTCCTGTTGTTACGGCATGAATGCAGATTACCAAATCACCTGGCTGTAAGTAACCACAGAGAACTTTACCTGACTGTGGGGGGCGAGTTGTGCAGGAACTTAACCGCTGGTTTCGTGACGGAAGAGGGCTTTATGTCCATGTTATTCGTTGGGAACCAGATACACAGCGCGTTATCTATCTTCGCAAAGACTACCCGCATGAGTGCTTTAGTCCTTTGTGGAAATTCAGGCGTGATTTTGTTGAGTGTGAAGGACCACCAGCACATTGATTCTGCCATTCCGGGACGTTACACTGTTCAGGCACCTTATAAAACGGGTGCCGGGATTGGCGTCCTGAAATTGATTACTGAGCATAACCGCGCTCATGCGGTTTTTTCGTGTCATGAGCATTGCTACGCCCAAATTATGGTGGGGCGTACAGGGCCGACTTCGGTCGGGCCGGGTTCGGTAGTCTCCGGTAACGCCAACCCTGTACGTCTCACCACCTCTGTGATTGGCGTCCCATGTGGTGAGTTTTCTGAAAAACTGACTACCGGGGCTGTCACCATGACTACTCTCCCAACCCTCTCTCAACCTGAAATTGCCATCGTTGATGGTCAGGCTGTTACATCTTCTTTGGCTGTTGCTGACTTCTTCTCTAAACGTCATGACGATGTTCTGAAAAAGATCCGCATTTTGGATTGTTCTCCAGAGTTTTGTGCCCGCAATTTTGCGGAGACATCAATTTGGGTACACCAGCCCAACGGCGGTACTCGCAAACTTCCTTGCTACCACATCACCCGCGACGGCTTCGCGTTCTTGGCAATGGGCTTCACTGGCAAACGTGCAGCCCAGTTCAAGGAGGCATACATCAATGCCTTTAACCAGATGGAGAAACAGCTTTCAAAGCCCGCTGTACCGAGCGACGTTGCACATAACGCCAGCGTACTCTATTCCTACATTTCATCAATTCATCAGGTCTGGTTGCAGCAGCTTTATCCCATGCTGGAAAAAGCTGAATCACCGCTGGCTGTAAGTCTGTATGACCGAATTAACGATGCGGCATTTCTTGCCCGTCTTATTCATTCGTCGCTGAACTCTTCAGAGGTAAGGGGGCGTAAATGATCCGGAATATTTTCAAACGATTTACCAATCAGACTTTCCGTTGTCCTCTCCCCGGTCAGTGGTACACCACGCCAGCAGGGCATGTTCTACGTGTTAGCCTGGTTGACCGTGAATGTCAGAAGGTGATTTGTGAACCGCTGGGCCGTAATTACCGCGTCAGTATGCCGCTTATAGCCTTTCGCTCCGGAAAAAACATGAAGCATCTCGGAGGTGCAGCATGAGTATGGAGCTGATGGTTAAAGCGATGAAAATTCGAGTGGGTAATCCATTGCGAAAACTGGTTCTGATCAAGCTGGCTGATAATGCCAGCGATCAGGGGGAGTGCTGGCCCAGCTACCAGCATATTGCTGACCAGTGCGAGATTAGCAAACGTTCTGTGATGAATCATATTGCGGCCCTTTGTGAGTCTGGGCTGGTAAAAAAAGTCACCCGGAAAGGTGAAAAAGGTAACTCAAGTAATATCTATCTCCTTCATCTTGATGGTGCAGGAGATTCACTAGGGGGTAGTGCAAATAATTCACTATCTGGTGCAGCAAATTCACCAGGTAGTGCAGGAGTTGCACCAGGGGGTAGTGCAGGAGATTCACCCAGAACCAGTCACTCTTTTGAACCAGTCAAAGAACCAGTCAATGAACCAATAGCTGTTGGTGCATCTGCTGATGAGTCTGTGCGAGTTCGTTCAAACCGACCGGAATACTCTCCGGAGTTTGAGCAGGCATGGCTGGCCTATCCCAAACGTGCTGGTGGCAATTCAAAATCTGCAGCCTTCAAAGCCTGGAAAGCCCGTTTGAATGAGGGGGTAAACCCCGAAACCATGCTGGAAGGTGTGAAACGCTACGCGGGCTGGGTATCTGCGATGGGTAACAGCGGCACACAATTTGTGAAACAGGCTGTCACGTTCTTTGGTCCGGATCGTCATTTCGAAGAATCCTGGGAAGTTCCTGCGGTATCTGCAGCCAGACGCGAGGACCCGTACTTCAAAGCCAGTTACGACAACGTGGACTACAGCCAGATCCCGGCAGGATTCAGGGGGGGATTATGAGTCTTTTGAATGAAGTTCAGAAATTCATTGAAGCCCATCCGGGGTGTACTTCAGGAGACATTGCGGATGCTTTTGCTGGTTACTCACGACAGCGCGTTCTGCAGTCAGCAAGCAAGTTACGTCAGAGTGGGCGTGTGGCTCACCGTTGTGAAGGAGATACACGCAGACATTTCCCACGCCTGACTGAGAGAGCGCAGGAGCCGGAACCACAACCAGTTCGTGAAACCAGACCTGTGCGCAATTTCTATGTCGGCACTAACGATCCACGGGTGATTTTGTGCCTGACCCGCCAGGCGGAAGAACTGGAGTCCAGGGGCTTATTTCGTCGTGCTGCAACGGTGTGGATGGCGGCATTCCGTGAAAGCCACTCCAAGCCAGAACGAAACAATTTTCTGGCGCGTCGTGAGCGGTGCTTACGGAAAAGCAGCAAGCGCGCTGCATCGGGTGAAGAGTGGTATCTGTCAGGCAATTACGTGGGGGCTTAATGACGACGTTAACTCAATGCCAGCAGCAGGTGCTGGATATGCTGATTTCTTACCAGAAAGAACGTGGCTTCCCGCCAACCAATCAGGAGGTGGCAACCATGCTGGGATACCGTTCAGTGAATGCAGCGGTGGAGCATCTTCGCGCACTGGAGAAAAAAGGCGTCATCACGATAAAGCGTGGTGTGGCCCGGGGGATAACGCTTCATACCGCGGTGAAGGACGACGACAGCGAGGCGGTCGGGATTATCCGCTCACTGCTTGCCGGTGAGGAAAACGCCAGGCTGCGTGCAACCCACTGGTTACATGAGAGGGGCCTGAAAGTATGAAGCTAATACTGCCTTTCCCGCCCAGCGTGAACACGTACTGGCGACACCCCAACAAAGGGGCGTTTGCTGGTAAGAGCCTGATAAGCGCGGCGGGGCGAAAATTCCAGAGCGCGGCGTGCGCAGCAATAGTTGAGCAGTTACGTCGTCTGCCGAAACCAACGTCGGCACCTGCTTCAGTGGAGATCGTGTTGTTTCCTCCGGATAACCGGATCCGCGATCTGGACAACTATAACAAGGCGCTGTTTGACGCCCTGACCCACGCGGGGGTGTGGGACATAAGCGCTAACTTAAGGGTTGTGGTATTACGCCTGATATGATTTAACGTGCCGATGAATTACTCTCACGATAACTGGTCAGCAATTCTGGCCCATATTGGTAAGCCCGAAGAACTGGATACTTCGGCACGTAATGCCGGGGCTCTAACCCGCCGCCGCGAAATTCGTGATGCTGCAACTCTGCTACGTCTGGGGCTGGCTTACGGCCCCGGGGGGATGTCATTACGTGAAGTCACTGCATGGGCTCAGCTCCATGACGTTGCAACATTATCTGACGTGGCTCTCCTGAAGCGGCTGCGGAATGCCGCCGACTGGTTTGGCATACTTGCCGCACAAACACTTGCTGTACGCGCCGCAGTTACGGGTTGTACAAGCGGAAAGAGATTGCGTCTTGTCGATGGAACAGCAATCAGTGCGCCCGGGGGCGGCAGCGCTGAATGGCGACTACATATGGGATATGATCCTCATACCTGTCAGTTCACTGATTTTGAGCTAACCGACAGCAGAGACGCTGAACGGCTGGACCGATTTGCGCAAACGGCAGACGAGATACGCATTGCTGACCGGGGATTCGGTTCGCGTCCCGAATGTATCCGCTCACTTGCTTTTGGAGAAGCTGATTATATCGTCCGGGTTCACTGGCGAGGATTGCGCTGGTTAACTGCAGAAGGAATGCGCTTTGACATGATGGGTTTTCTGCGCGGGCTGGATTGCGGTAAGAACGGTGAAACCACTGTAATGATAGGCAATTCAGGTAATAAAAAAGCCGGAGCTCCCTTTCCGGCACGTCTCATTGCCGTATCACTTCCTCCCGAAAAAGCATTAATCAGTAAAACCCGACTGCTCAGCGAGAATCGTCGAAAAGGACGAGTAGTTCAGGCGGAAACGCTGGAAGCAGCGGGCCATGTGCTATTGCTAACATCATTACCGGAAGATGAATATTCAGCAGAGCAAGTGGCTGATTGTTACCGTCTGCGATGGCAAATTGAACTGGCTTTTAAGCGGCTCAAAAGTTTGCTGCACCTGGATGCTTTGCGTGCAAAGGAACCTGAACTCGCGAAAGCGTGGATATTTGCTAATCTACTCGCCGCATTTTTAATTGACGACATAATCCAGCCATCGCTGGATTTCCCCCCCAGAAGTGCCGGATCCGAAAAGAAGAACTAACTCGTTGTGGAGAATAACAAAAATGGTCATCTGGAGCTTACAGGTGGCCATTCGTGGGACAGTATCCCTGACAGCCTACAAAACGCAATTGAAGAACGCGAGGCATCGTCTTAACGAGGCACCGAGGCGTCGCATTCTTCAGATGGTTCAACCCTTAAGTTAGCGCTTATGGGGTGTGGGAAGACGACAGACAGGTGAAAAGAATGCTGGTGGAGTGGGGACCGGTTATCCCGGAAGGTAAGGTCGAGATCACTATCAGTAAGTACGAAAAAGCGAGTTGCAAATTAGCAACTCGGTAACGGAATTGAGCAACACCCTAAATTTGGGTATTACCTCGTTAAAGATACTGTATTTATGAACAGTGTATCCTTGATAACTATTAAAAATCGCAGTAAGTTCATCTTGCATCAACGAAAAGGGAGTGCAGTCCCGAAATTTGTGGAGAAACCAATGAATCAGTTGCTTGTAATTGATGGCGTTTCTGTGCGCCAGTACTTTGAATCTAACTACTGTCTTAACGACCTTCAGAAAGCTGCTCTTCTTGCCGCTGGTGAGAATCGCTCCTCCCGTTCGCTGGAAGTTCACGAGTTTATGCGTCGTCCTGAAACGAAGGCTCTTGTGGAATTACTGGAAGAAGAAACTACGGGAGATTCCCGTAGTATTCCTGTCATCACCATTCAGGGGCGCAATGGTGGGACGTATGTCTGTAAAGAGCTGGTCTATGCATATGCAATGTGGATCAGCCCGGCATTCAGCTTAAAAGTGATACGTACTTTTGATGCGCTTCATAATTCATCACCAGAAGAAACCACATCCGACAAAATTAAATCCGGGGTCATTCTGCTTGAATCAGCAGCAAAGACTCTAAATCTGTCAAACTCCTCGAAACTTGGTGCATACCAGAAATTATCAAAGGTAGCAGGTCTTCCTGAACTTATGCCGATCTATGCCATTGATGCACCTGCTGATGCGCCAGATGGTTCAAGCCGCCCTACGCTGTCGCTGAGTGCACTGCTGAAGCAGTATGGTATCCGCCTGACGGCTAATCAGGCATATCACCAGATGGCGAAGCTGGGGATCGTTGAACAACGCGAACGATACAGCCGTACCGCGATTAACAACATCAAAAAATTCTGGTCGCTGACGGCGAAAGGCTGCATGTTCGGCAAGAACATCACCAGTCCTGCAAATCCGCGCGAGACGCAGCCGCATTTCTTCGAATCCCGATTCCCTGAGCTGTTAAAGCTGCTCGATACCGTTCACTGATGGGAGGCGTGGAGCATGAGAATTACACCACCCCATCTGCAGCCAGTTTTATCCAGGGTTAAACGTTTTGTTGAACGAATGCCGGAAGGCGCAACACTGACCCAGATATCACAGAAAGTGCAGGCGTACAGTCTGCTGAATAAAAGGGATAAGGAGATACTCATTGGCATTATCCGCGACAGTGGACTTCTGGTCGTTGTGAATGATGGAAGAACTACAACGTTACATCATCCTAAATTTGGACATCAGGCAGTAAATAGTGAAATACCAGTAAAAACAGAGGAACCCGTTGTGATTAAAAAGACCGTTACTCCGGATGAATTACGCAGGCATGCTGAGGAGCTGATCAGGGCTGCGGAAGAAGCAGAGAAGAAATTTAATGATCGTGCGGAAATTAAAAAGCAACTGGATCCTCTGAAACTGGAAATCCTCCAGGCGTATGGAATGGCAAGTCGTAAATTTGATGAGTTTGTTGATGCTATGGCGGATATGGGGAAAGCGGTACAGAAACTGAAACAGATTGTGCTGTGAGGTTCTACGTTGAGAGCACTACTGACCCCTGAAATTGCCCCACGTATGGGGATCGTATTGTTCAGACCCGGTTCAGAACTGATGCCCCTGTTTATGCAGGGGCGTGTCCTGCTGGAGCCTGAGCCGGAACGTTATTCATCTTTTGCCAGTGGTGCCGTTCCGGCGGCATCACAACCGCTGGCGGATGATCCTGCCGTTCGGGCTATGTTCCGCAATGAGGCGGTAATCCGTCGTGCTGGTGGCGTGGAATGTCTTGAACGCTGGTTACTTCGTGAAAAAGGCTGCCAGTGGCCTCATTCCGACTGGCACAGCGAGAATATGACCACAATGCGACACGCTCCGGGCGCAATCCGTCTGTGCTGGCACTGCGATAACCAGCTGCGCGATCAGTTCACGGAACGGCTGGAATCAATGGCAACGGATAACTGTGCCCGGTGGGTGTTATCTGTCGTGCGTCGGGATCTCGGTTTTGATGACAGTCACGTTGTGACAATGCCGGAACTATGCTGGTGGCTGGCTCGTAATGACCTGGCGGATGCCTTACCGGAAAGTGCAGCCCGTAAGGCACTGAGATTACCGACGCCTGTTGTGCCGTCTGTCACCCGGGAGTGTGACCTTGTGCCTTCGGTTCCTGCCACCAGCATCATCCAGGATAAAGCGAAAAAGGTGCTGGCGCTGAAAGTGGATCCGGAGTCGCCGGAGTCTTTTATGTTACGCCCCAAACGTCGCCGCTGGGTTAATGAAAAGTACACGCGCTGGGTTAAGACACAGCCGTGTGCATGTTGTGGAAAGCCTGCTGATGATCCCCACCACCTGATAGGTCACGGTCAGGGTGGAATGGGAACAAAAGCGCATGACCTTTTTGTGTTGCCTTTGTGCAGAAAGCATCACGACGAGCTGCATGCGGATACCGTGGCATTTGAAGAGAAGTATGGCTCCCAGCTGGAGCTGATATTTCGTTTTATCGATCGTGCGCTGGCAATTGGCGTTCTGGCCTGATTTTGTGGAGAAAGTTGATGCGTGATATTCAAATGGTTCTTGAACGTTGGGGGGCATGGGTGGCAAATAATCACGAGGATGTCACCTGGTCGTCTATTGCTGCAGGATTTAAAGGACTAATCCCTTCAAAAGTAAAATCCCGCCCGCAATGTTGTGACGATGACGCGATGATCATTTGTGGGTGCATGGCTCGCCTGAAAAAGAACAACAGCGATTTGCACGATTTATTAGTGGATTATTATGTAGGTGGTATGACGTTTATGGCGCTTGCCCGTAAACATGGGCGTTCTGATTGCTGGGTTGGGCGTTTATTGCAAAAGGCTGAAGGTGTAGTTGATGGCATGTTAATGATGTTAGAAATTGAGCTAGAGATGGATCGTTAGAAGACCTCTTATTGAGGGGGTAATTGAATCAGTTTAATGTGTGGGGAGTCGATTTATTTCTCCCCATTTTATTTAATTAATTTACTTAAGGTTTTAATTCATCAAGACGTTGTTGGATAGTGTTTTTGCTTGCGTTGTCTGTTATAGCCATTTGTTGTACTTGCCCCATTGCCATTTGAGTTTCCATCCACATATCGGCCCACACTTTTGTATCGTTATTAACTTGAGCGATAGTAAATCTGACTTTTGATACCGGGGTTGTTGAATAGGCATTGCCGATTAACATTTGTCCAAAAACAGCAGACCCGCCTTCCAGTTCTTTACCACATATAACACTGCTGTTATCCGCGTTGTAAATTATCAACCCTCTACTATTGCAGTAATTCACAAGGGCATCTTTGACTTTATCTTTTGTCGTATTTTGATAAACCCCCTCAGGTTTTCCTGATTGAGTTTTCTTTATCAATGGTACGGAAGAAGTACAACCTGAAATGATAGTTGCGCTAAGTAATAATACAGTCATTTTATTCATGTTTCTTATCCATTGTTAAGGGCATACCTACACAATTATTTTTATTGGAGATGAATAATCAACCGTTTACAATCGTAAAAAATCAAATATGCTGTTAAGAGTGGTTACTTCGCCACACAACTTAAACCCGCCGCTGAGCGGTTTTTTTGTACCTGTAAACTTGGTGCAGTACAGTAAACACGCTGGTGGTCGTGAATACTGACTTTTTATCTTGCTGGCTTTTTAGACAAGAGTTATTGGTATGTCATGTTAACCAGAAGGGAAAAAACATGCTAAAACAGCAAGATATGACAGAAACCGCCGCCGCAGTCCTTCATTTCTTACCTGCTGACAAGTGGGTAACGCCACGCATGATGACGAGAACTACCGGAGTAAGCGAAGTCCGGTGCCAGTTAATACTGACTCAGTTAGTTCTGGCGGGTCTGGCGAAGGATAACGGCGGGTACGGGAATAAATTCAGACGCTGCCAGTAATGGCGGTTTCCTGCTGTGAAAATGGGCGGCTGGTGGGTGTTGGTAGCACCTGCCAGCCATTCGCTCATGCTTACTGGTCACAAGCGAACCACGGCCCACTGCTTTAGCGCAAAAGCAGAGTGAGCCTACCAGAGTTACGCTTACTGATCCATGAAAAATACTGTAAAAATAAACAGTGTTGATTTAATCAACGCTGATTGCCTGCATTTTATTCAGTCCCTGCCTGATGATTCCATTGACCTGATTGTTACCGATCCGCCTTACTTCAAGGTGAAACCCAACGGTTGGGACAATCAGTGGAAAGGGGACGAAGATTATCTTAAGTGGCTGGACCACTGTCTGGCCCAGTTCTGGCGGGTGTTGAAACCTGCCGGAAGCCTTTACCTGTTCTGTGGGCATCGCCTGGCATCTGATATTGAGATCATGATGCGTGAACGTTTCAACGTGCTTAACCATATCATCTGGGCGAAGCCGTCTGGACGTTGGAATGGGTGTAATAAAGAAAGTCTGCGCGCATATTTTCCTGCCACAGAGCGCGTTCTGTTTGCTGAACATTACCAGGGGCCATATCGCGGCAAAAGTGACGGCTATGCGGCAAAAGAAAGGGAACTCAAACAGCACATAATGGCACCGCTGATATCGTATTTCAGGGATGCTCGTGCCGAACTGGGAATAACGTCAAAACAGATAGCGGAAGCCACCGGAAAGAAAAACATGGCTTCGCACTGGTTTGGTACCAGTCAGTGGCAGTTACCGAACGAAGCTGATTACAACAAATTGCAGGCGTTGTTTGCGCGTGTTGCAGCAGAAAAACATCAGCGCGGTGAACTGGAGCAGCCACACCACCAGCTGGTCAGCACATACAGTGAACTGAACCGGCAGTATACGGAACTGCTGAGAGAATATAAAAATTTGCGGCGGTATTTCGGTGTGACTGTGCAGGTGCCGTACACCGATGTGTGGATGCATAAACCGGTGCAGTACTATCCCGGGAAACATCCGTGCGAAAAACCGGCAGAAATGTTGCAGCAGATAATCAGCGCAAGCAGTCGTCCGGGAGATCTGGTTGCAGATTTTTTCATGGGGTCGGGTTCGACGGTCAAAGCAGCGATGGCGCTGGGACGTCGTGCAATTGGCGTTGAGCTGGAGACTGAGCGTTTTGAGCAGACGGTCAAGGAAGTTCAGGATTTAGTCAGTCAGAACGGATGATATTGCAGAATTAGTTACGTACCGTTATTATCCTGCGCCCGGCCCTTTAGCTCAGTGGTGAGAGCGAGCGACTCATAATCGCCAGGTCGCTGGTTCAAATCCAGCAAGGGCCACCATAACATACCGCCATTAGCTCATCAGGAAGAGCAGACGACACGATAACAGGGTTGTTGGTGCGGGGTTCGAGTCCTCGATGGCGGTCCATTATCTGCATCATGCGTTGTTAGCTCAGTCGGACAGAGCAATTGCCTTCTAAGCAATCGGTCACTGGTTCGAATCCAGTACAACGCGCCAGACTTATTTTTCCCGGCTCGCTTTGGCGGGCCTTTTTTGTATCCGCGCCACGCCCGGCGCATATCAAAAACCACAGAGCCTTTCAGGGGTGAGCTTACGGGATGGTCAGTGTGACTTTCTCTGTGGGCTGGTCACCCCCGGGCGCAGGCTCACCCACTAAAAGGAAAAGTCACGATGTTTGGTATTTTCAAAAAGAAAACTCGCAAGGCCATTACCGAAGTGAAGAAGATGGAGAACCGCGACGCAGTGGAGGCGACCGTCTGGGGTGCGTATTCCATTGCATACGCTGACGACACCTGTGACGCGAAAGAAATCGCGGTACTGGAGAAAACCATTGCAGCACTTCCTGCCTTTGCGCCGTTCTCCGGTGAGATTGCACAAATGAGTGCAAATATCCGCGCCCGTTATGAAGCGTCGCCGCGCTCTGCCAATGCTGAAGCCCTTCGTCAGCTGGCTGATGTTGCCGGTACTGATGACGCAGTTAATGTGCTGTGCCTGTGTCTGGATATCGCTGACCAGGACGGCATTGGCCCGGATGAAGAAGCGCAACTGAAGAAAATTGCTCAGGCGCTGCAGCTACCACTGGAGCAGTACCTGTGAAAAGTGCGCGCCTTGTGCTGGCTGCCATCCTGCTGTTTCTGGTAGTGGTGGTGGATTTTACCGGACGGCTGATGTCGGTACTGGCAGATGGTGTGCTGGTGGTGATGGTGCTGGTCGTGCTCCGGCCTTTACTGCGCAAATCTGAATAACACCACGCAAAAGGCATCTGCGGGTGCCTTTGATTGGGTGTTGTTTTTACGGGCCGCTGGTGGCCTTTTTTGTTTCCATTACACAACGCCCGCATCTGCGAGGTGGGGGTTATGAAATCCATGGACAAAATTTCAACGGGCATTGCCTACGGCACCTCCGCAGGCAGTGCTGGCTACTGGTTTTTACAGTGGCTTGATCAGGTCAGTCCGTCACAGTGGGCTGCGATTGGTGTACTGGGGAGTCTGGTTCTGGGCTTCCTGACTTATCTGACAAATCTGTACTTCAAAATCAGAGAAGACAAGCGTAAGGCTGCACGGGGAGAGTAATTCAATGACTCAAAACTATGAACTGATTGTGAAAGGGATCCGCAATTTTGAGAATAAAGTTACGGTAACTTTAGCGTTACGGGACAAAAAACGCTTTGACGGTGAAATTTTTGACCTGGACATCTCGCTGGACCGTGTTGAAGGTGCCGCGCTGGAGTTTTATGAAGCAGCAGCCAGAAGGCGCATCAGACAGGTCTTCCTGGATGTTGCTGCCGGGTTATGTGAAGGGGATGAGCAGTCGCCGGAAAAGCGCCCCGTAATTTTAGAGGCGCAGAATGTGTGGATAACCTACAAAGGAGAGCTACCAGGAAGAATTACTGGTTCTCTGAAGACTCCTCCGGAATCACAACCTTAAGCCACTGACCGGAACAGATAAACCTGTCCGTGGGCAGAAACCGATAAATCCTGATAAATATCCATGAACGCAAAAATCAGATACGGCCTGTCGGCTGCCGTTCTGGCGCTGATTGCTGCAGGCGCGTCTGCTCCTCAAATACTTGACCAGTTTCTGGATGAAAAAGAGGGTAACCACACTACGGCATACCGCGATGGTTCCGGTATATGGACCATCTGTCGTGGTGCCACAATGGTGGATGGTAAGCCCGTCATACCGGGAATGAAGCTGTCGAAGGAAAAATGCGACCAGGTTAACGCTATTGAACGTGATAAGGCGCTGGCATGGGTGGAACGCAATATTAAAGTACCACTGACCGAACCACAGAAAGCGGGTATAGCGTCATTTTGTCCCTATAACATTGGCCCCGGTAAGTGTTTCCCGTCGACGTTTTATAAGCGGCTGAATGCCGGTGATCGTAAGGGTGCATGCGAGGCGATTCGCTGGTGGATAAAAGATGGTGGGCGCGATTGCCGCATACGTTCAAATAACTGCTATGGACAGGTTATTCGTCGTGACCAGGAAAGCGCATTAGCCTGTTGGGGGATAGATCAGTGAGCAGAGTCGCCGCGATTATTTATGCTCTGGTTATCTGCATCATCGTCTGCCTGTCGTGGGCGGTCAATCATTACCGTGATAACGCCATCGCCTACAAAGAACAGCGTGATAAAAAAGTCAGTGAGCTGAAGCAGGCGACCGCCACCATCGCTGACATGCAGCAGCGCCAGCACGATGTTGCTGCGCTCGATGCAAAATACTCGAGGGAATTAGCCGATGCGAGAGCTGAAAATGAAACTCTGCGTGCTGATGTTACCGCTGGTCGTAAGCGCCTGCGGATCAACGCCACCTGTCCAGGCTCCGTGCGTGAAGCCACCGCCACCGCCCGCGTGGGCAATGATGCCAGCGTCGAACTCTCTCCAGTTGCTGGACGAAACGTTCTCGGTATCAGAGACGGAATCATCAGCGACCAGGCAGCATTGAGAACGCTTCAGGAATATATCCGTACTCAGTGCCTGAAATAGTTTTTTCAATGCGTTGTATCGTCGCCGTATTTCCGCATTAACAGAGACCGCAGCCCTACGGGGAGACTCCTCTGCGCGAGTGTGCGGGGATAATCAAAAACGATACACACCGGGGTTTACTGCGTTAACGGAGCGCGGCGTTGTCCCCTCATAGTCGCCTGGCCGGTGCGATGGTGGAAGAAACCGGAAATTTATTCAATAAAAAAACCTGCCGGGTTGTTACGGCAGGTTATGGCACATGCAGAAGAGAATGTTGTTGTTATGACGAATTTTTTATCAGATTTTAATGCAAGTATTCAATTCGAAATAACCGAGCCTGAATTACAATATATGTTATGAATTATTCTCTTATTTTTTGAGCCATTCAACAAGACTGGCATGGAGCCGTTACCCGATCTCCATAAAGGAATAACAGGAAATATCTTATTATTAAGCATTTCTGAATAATAAATGAGGTCGCTGGATTAATATATTGTCTTTTTAACTGGAGTTGCGGTAGTTTTGCCCGATGTTTTTTGATGACTTATTATTTATTCTTATGCAATATGCGATTTTAAGTATGTTAAGTCTTTATCGGATTGTTTATGTAAGCACGATGGTTAAATTTTATGATTCTCTGCCGTCTGACATGGATTGAATTTGCTCATTATTTGACTGGGTGAATACATCATAAAACGAAAACGGGGCAACTGCACTCGCAGGCTCTTTGTCAGTGTCGCTGGTGTGTTTTGGGGCTGATAACGATGAAGACCTCTCCCGGAGGAGATTCAGACATACCTGCACAAAGCCTGAATTGAAAAGCAACAGTTATAATGTGCAGTGCGGTGGGGATGAAAAATATGTGAGCATAATCAAAAAAACTGCTGTGTTGGAGCACAGCAGTAAAGGTACTGATAAGGGTAGAAGATTATTATTGTGTAAGCGCATCATTTAAACCGTCTTTCGCCTCCCTTTCCTGTTTCCGATACTAATGTCCATTTTCGCAGTAAAAGGACATTTAAGATGAATGCACGAAAGGCGGTATTGGCAGATAATCCGGAATTGATCCTGCGTGTGCTACAGCTGAGATTTGACGAGTCACTGTCGTACCCGCGCATTTCTGCGCAGACTGGTGTCAGCAAAACCGCCATTTTTTCTCTGGTGAGGCGATTTCACCAGGTATTCACTGACTGGCCCCTTTCCGGTGAATATTCCTGCGGGCAACTGGCCCGGGCTCTTTTCCCGGGGCGATATCCTTCAACCCCGACCGTGACTCAGCCTGTGAAAGCAGAGAAACCCCGCCGGAACCGATTTTCACCGGAGTTTAAATGGAGACTTGTTCAGCGGACTCTTTTACCCGGTGCCTGTGTCGCACAAATAGCTCGTGAGAACGGAATCAACGATAACCTGCTCTTTAACTGGCGGCATCTCTGGCGTAACGGCGGCCTGCAGCCGCCCGGCGAACATGAAACATCGCTACTTCCCGTGACGTTAACTCCGGAGCCGGATAATAAAATCCCGGCACCAGTGCAGATACCTGAACAGATAAATACACTGCCAGACAGTCTGTGCTGCGAGCTGGTTCTGCCGGCCGGAACTCTCAGGCTGAAAGGTGAACTGACACCGGCGTTATTACAGACACTTATCCGCGAAATGAAAGGGAGCAGCCACTGATGATATCTCTCCCTGCCGGTTCACGTATCTGGCTGGTTGCCGGTATCACCGACATGCGAAATGGTTTTAACGGCCTGGCATCAAAAGTTCAGAACGTCCTGAAGGATGACCCGTTCTCCGGGCATCTGTTCATCTTCCGCGGACGCCGGGGTGACCAGATAAAAGTGTTGTGGGCTGACAGCGACGGACTGTGCCTCTTCACCAAACGCCTGGAGCGGGGCCGCTTCGTCTGGCCGGTCACCCGCGATGGAAAGGTTCACCTTACTCCGGCTCAGTTGTCCATGCTTCTTGAGGGCATCAACTGGAAGCACCCGAAACGAACGGAACGCGCTGGAATCCGCATATAACCCGATGTAAAGTGAGGATATGGACACCTCACTTGCTCATGAGAATGCCCGCCTGCGGGCACTGTTGCAGACACAACAGGACACCATCCGCCAGATGGCTGAATACAACCGCCTGCTCTCACAGCGGGTGGCGGCTTATGCTTCCGAAATCAACCGGCTGAAGGCGCTGGTTGCGAAACTGCAGCGTATGCAGTTCGGTAAAAGCTCAGAAAAACTTCGTGCAAAAACCGAACGGCAGATACAGGAAGCACAGGAGCGAATCAGCGCACTTCAGGAAGAAATGGCAGAAACGCTGGGTGAGCAATATGACCCGGCACTGCCATCCCCCCTGCGCCAGTCTTCTGCCCGTAAACCGTTACCGACCTCACTTCCCCGTGAAACCCGGGTTATCCGGCCGGAAGAGGAATGCTGCCCGGCCTGTGGTGGCGAACTCAGTTCTCTGGGATGTGATGTGTCAGAGCAACTGGAGCTTATCAGCAGCGCCTTTAAGGTTATCGAAGCACAACGTCCGAAACTGGCCTGTTGCCGGTGCGACCATATCGTGCAGGCACCAGTACCTTCAAAACCCATTGCACGCAGTTATGCCGGAGCGGGGCTTCTGGCCCATGTTGTCACCGGGAAATATGCAGACCATCTGCCGTTATACCGCCAGTCAGAAATATACCGTCGCCAGGGCGTGGAGCTGAGCCGCGCCACGCTGGGGCGCTGGACAGGTGCCGTTGCTGAACTGCTGGAGCCGCTGTATGACGTCCTGCGCCAGTATGTGCTGATGCCCGGTAAAGTCCATGCCGATGATATCCCCGTCCCGGTCCAGGAGCCGGGCAGTGGTAAAACAAGGACTGCCCGGCTGTGGGTCTACGTCCGTGATGACCGTAACGCCGGTTCACAGATGCCTCCGGCGGTCTGGTTCGCGTACAGCCCGGACCGGAAAGGCGTCCATCCACAGAATCATCTGGCCGGTTACAGCGGTGTGCTTCAGGCCGATGCTTACGGTGGTTACCGGGTGTTATACGAATCCGGCAGAATAACGGAAGCCGCGTGTATGGCTCATGCCCGGAGAAAAATCCACGATGTGCATGCAAGAGTGCCCACCGACATCACCACGGAAGCCCTGCAGCGTATCGGTGAACTGTATGCCATAGAGGCAGAAGTCCGGGGATGTACAGCAGAACAGCGTCTGGCGGCAAGAAAAGCCAGAGCTGCGCCACTGATGCAGTCACTGTATGACTGGATACAGACTCAGATGAAAACACTGTCGCGTCACTCGGATACGGCAAAAGCGTTCGCATACCTGCTGAAACAGTGGGATGGCCTGAACGTGTACTGCAGTAATGGCCAGGTGGAAATCGACAACAACATCGCAGAGAACGCCTTACGGGGAGTGGCCGTAGGCCGGAAAAACTGGCTCTTCGCGGGTTCCGACAGCGGTGGCGAACATGCGGCGGTGTTGTACTCGCTGATCGGCACATGCCGTCTGAACAATGTGGAACCAGAAAAATGGCTGCGTTACGTCATTGAGCATATCCAGGACTGGCCGGCAAACCGGGTACGCGATCTGTTGCCCTGGAAAGTTGATCTGACCTCTCAGTAAATATCAATACGGTTCTGGCGAGCCGCTTACATTATTGTTATTCTTTTTTATTTTATATGACGGATGATTTCAATTCGGAATAAATACGACTAATAACTGCGACTTTTTGTAAATTCAGCAATATAAAGAAATGGTTATATGAACAGTTATCACAGAGCAGACGGTGTATCATTCTTTGTTACAGTTAACTGACGGGCACATTTTATGTCTGCTGCCAGCCTCCGGCGACAGGCTTCAATAACCCATGCCGAAAAGTTGCCGGAGCCTTTATGCTCAAGGGCGATATTGATCTGCTCAATCATGTGATTGGGAAAACGGATGTTACGGGTTGTTGTTTTGCTGGTTTTGTTCTTCGATGACATTGTCTTTTTCCATATTCACTGCAGTGTTCTGTATTGTCCAAAGATGTTTTTACTTAAATTTGATGCAGATCAATTAATGCATTGAGACCGAACTCATTATTTGTCCTCTTTCATGGTGAACTTGTCGGTTGAGATAACTTTTATTTAATTGATAATTATTATCATTTTCGGGTCCTTTCTGGCGATCCGGCCTGTTACGGGGCGGCGACCTCGCGGGTTTTCGCTATTTATGAAAATTTTCCGGTTTAAGGTGTTTCCGTTCTTCTTCGTCGTAACTTAATGTTTTTATTTAAAATACCCCCTGAAAAGAAAGGAAACGACAGGTGCTGAAAACGGGCTTTTTGGCCTTTGTCGTTTCCTTTCTCTGTTTTTGTCCGTGGAATGAACAATGGAAGTCAACAAAAAGCAGCTGGCTGACATTTTCGGTGCGAGTATCCGTACCATTCAGAACTGGCAGGAACAGGGAATGCCCGTTCTGCGAGGCGGTGGCAAGGGTAATGAGGTGCTTTATGATTCTGCCGCCGTCATAAAATGGTATGCCGAAAGGGATGCTGAAATTGAGAACGAAAAGCTGCGCCGGGAAGTTGAAGAACTGCGGCAGGCCAGCGAGACAGATCTCCAGCCAGGGACTATTGAGTACGAACGCCATCGACTTACGCGTGCACAGGCCGACGCACAGGAGCTGAAAAATGCCAGAGACTCCGCTGAAGTGGTGGAAACCGCATTCTGTACTTTCGTGCTGTCGCGGATCGCAGGTGAAATTGCCAGTATTCTCGACGGGATCCCCCTGTCGGTGCAGCGGCGTTTTCCGGAACTGGAAAACCGACATGTTGATTTCCTGAAACGGGATATCATCAAAGCCATGAACAAAGCAGCCGCGCTGGATGAACTGATACCGGGGTTGCTGAGTGAATATATCGAACAGTCAGGTTAACAGGCTGCGGCATTTTGTCCGCGCCGGGCTTCGTGCCCTGTTCAGGCCGGAGCCACAGACCGCCGTTGAATGGGCGGATGCCAATTACTATCTCCCGAAAGAATCCGCATACCAGGAAGGGCGCTGGGAAACACTGCCCTTTCAGCGGGCCATTATGAATGCGATGGGCAGCGACTACATCCGTGAGGTGAATGTGGTGAAGTCTGCCCGTGTCGGTTATTCCAAAATGCTGTTGGGTGTTTATGCCTACTTCATAGAGCATAAGCAGCGCAACACCCTTATCTGGTTGCCGACGGATGGTGATGCCGAGAACTTTATGAAAACCCACGTTGAGCCGACTATTCGTGATATTCCGTCGCTGCTGGCGCTGGCCCCGTGGTATGGCAAAAAGCACCGGGATAACACGCTCACCATGAAGCGTTTCACTAATGGGCGTGGCTTCTGGTGCCTGGGCGGTAAAGCGGCAAAAAACTACCGTGAAAAGTCAGTGGATGTGGCGGGTTATGATGAACTTGCTGCCTTTGATGATGATATTGAACAGGAAGGCTCTCCGACGTTCCTGGGCGACAAGCGTATTGAAGGCTCGGTCTGGCCAAAGTCCATCCGTGGCTCCACGCCCAAAGTGAGAGGCACCTGCCAGATTGAGCGTGCAGCCAGTGAATCCCCGCATTTTATGCGTTTTCATGTTGCCTGCCCGCACTGCGGGGAGGAGCAGTACCTTAAATTTGGCGATAAAGAGACGCCGTTTGGCCTCAAATGGACGCCGGATGATCCCTCCAGCGTGTTTTATCTCTGCGAGCATAATGCCTGCGTCATCCGCCAGCAGGAGCTGGACTTTACTGATGCCCGTTATATCTGCGAAAAGACCGGGATCTGGACCCGTGATGGCATTCTCTGGTTTTCGTCATCCGGTGAAGAGATTGAGCCACCTGACAGTGTGACCTTTCACATCTGGACAGCGTACAGCCCGTTCACCACATGGGTGCAGATTGTCAAAGACTGGATGAAAACGAAAGGGGATACGGGAAAACGTAAAACCTTCGTAAACACCACGCTCGGTGAGACGTGGGAGGCGAAAATTGGCGAACGTCCGGATGCTGAAGTGATGGCAGAGCGGAAAGAGCATTATTCAGCGCCCGTTCCTGACCGTGTGGCTTACCTGACCGCCGGTATCGACTCCCAGCTGGACCGCTACGAAATGCGCGTATGGGGATGGGGGCCGGGTGAGGAAAGCTGGCTGATTGACCGGCAGATTATTATGGGCCGCCACGACGATGAACAGACGCTGCTGCGTGTGGATGAGGCCATCAATAAAACCTATACCCGCCGGAATGGTGCAGAAATGTCGATATCCCGTATCTGCTGGGATACTGGCGGGATTGACCCGACCATTGTGTATGAACGCTCGAAAAAACATGGGCTGTTCCGGGTGATCCCCATTAAAGGGGCATCCGTCTACGGAAAGCCGGTGGCCAGCATGCCACGTAAGCGAAACAAAAACGGGGTTTACCTTACCGAAATCGGTACGGATACCGCGAAAGAGCAGATTTATAACCGCTTCACACTGACGCCGGAAGGGGATGAACCGCTTCCCGGTGCCGTTCACTTCCCGAATAACCCGGATATTTTTGATCTGACCGAAGCGCAGCAGCTGACGGCTGAAGAGCAGGTCGAAAAATGGGTGGATGGCAGGAAAAAAATACTGTGGGACAGCAAAAAGCGACGCAATGAGGCGCTCGACTGCTTCGTTTATGCGCTGGCGGCGCTGCGCATCAGTATTTCCCGCTGGCAGCTGGATCTCAGTGCGCTGCTGGCGAGCCTGCAGGAAGAGGATGGTGCAGCAACCAACAAGAAAACACTGGCAGATTACGCCCGTGCCTTATCCGGAGAGGATGAATGACGCGACAGGAAGAACTTGCCGCTGCCCGTGCGGCACTGCATGACCTGATGACAGGAAAACGGGTGGCAACGGTACAGAAAGACGGACGGAGAGTGGAGTTTACGGCCACTTCCGTGTCTGACCTGAAAAAATACATTGCGGAGCTGGAAGTGCAGACCGGCATGACACAGCGACGCAGGGGACCTGCAGGATTTTATGTATGAAAACGTCCACCATTCCCACCCTTCTGGGGCCGGACGGCATGACATCGCTGCGTGAATATGCCGGTTATCACGGCGGTGGCAGCGGATTTGGTGGGCAGTTGCGGGCGTGGAACCCACCGAGTGAAAGTGTGGATGCAGCCCTGCTGCCCAACTTTACCCGTGGCAATGCCCGCGCAGACGATCTGGTACGCAATAACGGCTATGCCGCCAACGCCATCCAGCTGCATCAGGATCATATCGTCGGGTCTTTTTTCCGGCTCAGTCATCGCCCAAGCTGGCGCTATCTGGGCATCGGGGAGGAAGAAGCCCGTGCCTTTTCCCGCGAGGTTGAAGCGGCATGGAAAGAGTTTGCCGAGGATGACTGCTGCTGCATTGACGTTGAGCGAAAACGCACGTTTACCATGATGATTCGGGAAGGTGTGGCCATGCACGCCTTTAACGGTGAACTGTTCGTTCAGGCCACCTGGGATACCAGTCCGTCGCGGCTTTTCCGGACACAGTTCCGGATGGTCAGCCCGAAGCGCATCAGCAACCCGAACAATACCGGCGACAGCCGGAACTGCCGTGCCGGTGTGCAGATTAATGACAGCGGTGCGGCGCTGGGATATTACGTCAGCGAGGACGGCTATCCTGGCTGGATGCCGCAGAAATGGACATGGATACCCCGTGAGTTACCCGGCGGGCGCGCCTCGTTCATTCACGTTTTTGAACCCGTGGAGGACGGGCAGACTCGCGGTGCAAATGTGTTTTACAGCGTGATGGAGCAGATGAAGATGCTCGACACGCTGCAGAACACGCAGCTGCAGAGCGCCATTGTGAAGGCGATGTATGCCGCCACTATTGAGAGTGAGCTGGATACGCAGTCAGCGATGGATTTTATTCTGGGCGCGAACAGTCAGGAGCAGCGGGAAAGGCTGACGGGCTGGATTGGTGAAATTGCCGCGTATTACGCCGCAGCGCCGGTCCGGCTGGGAGGCGCAAAAGTGCCGCACCTGATGCCGGGTGACTCACTGAACCTGCAGACGGCTCAGGACACGGATAACGGCTACTCCGTGTTTGAGCAGTCACTGCTGCGGTATATCGCTGCCGGGCTGGGTGTCTCGTATGAGCAGCTTTCCAGGAATTACGCCCAGATGAGCTACTCCACGGCACGGGCCAGTGCGAACGAGTCGTGGGCGTACTTTATGGGGCGGCGAAAATTCGTCGCATCCCGTCAGGCGAGCCAGATGTTTCTGTGCTGGCTGGAAGAGGCCATCGCCCGCCGCGTGGTGACGTTACCTTCAAAAGCGCGCTTCAGTTTTCAGGAAGCCCGCAGTGCCTGGGGGAACTGCGACTGGATAGGCTCCGGTCGTATGGCCATCGATGGTCTGAAAGAAGTTCAGGAAGCGGTGATGCTGATAGAAGCCGGGCTGAGTACCTACGAGAAAGAGTGTGCAAAACGCGGCGATGACTATCAGGAAATTTTTGCCCAGCAGGTCCGTGAAACGATGGAGCGTCGTGCAGCCGGTCTTAAACCGCCCGCCTGGGCGGCTGCGGCATTTGGATCCGGGCTGCGACAATCAACAGAGGAGGAGGAGAGTGACAGCAGAGCTGCGTAATCTCCCGCATATTGCCAGCATGGCCTTTAATGAGCCGCTGATGCTTGAACCCGCCTATGCGCGGGTTTTCTTTTGTGCGCTTGCAGGCCAGCTTGGGATCAGCCGCCTGACGGATGCGGTGTCCGGCGACAGCCTGACTGCCCAGGAGGCACTCGCGACGCTGGCATTATCCGGTGATGATGACGGACCACGACAGGCCCGCAGTTATCAGGTCATGAACGGCATCGCCGTGCTGCCGGTGTCCGGCACGCTGGTCAGCCGGACGCGGGCGCTGCAGCCGTACTCGGGGATGACCGGTTACAACGGCATTATCGCCCGTCTGCAACAGGCCGCCAGCGACCCGATGGTGGACGGCATTCTGCTCGATATGGACACGCCAGGCGGAATGGTGGCGGGGGCATTTGACTGCGCTGACATCATCGCCCGTGTGCGTGACATAAAACCGGTATGGGCGCTGGCCAACGACATGAACTGCAGTGCAGGTCAGCTGCTTGCCAGTGCCGCCTCCCGGCGTCTGGTCACGCAGACCGCCCGGACAGGCTCCATCGGCGTCATGATGGCTCACAGTAATTACGGTGCTGCCCTGGAGAAACAGGGCGTGGAAATCACGCTGATTTACAGCGGCAGCCATAAGGTGGATGGCAATCCTTACAGCCATCTTCCGGATGACGTCCGGGAGACACTGCAGTCCCGGATGGACGCAACCCGCCAGATGTTTGCGCAGAAGGTGTCGGCATATACCGGCCTGTCCGTGCAGGCTGTGCTGGATACCGAGGCTGCAGTGTACAGCGGTCAGGAGGCCATTGATGCCGGACTGGCTGATGAACTTGTTAACAGCACCGATGCGATCACCGTCATGCGTGATGCACTGGATGCACGTAAATCCCGTATCTCAGGAGGGCGAATGACCAAAGAGACTCAATCAACAACTGTTTCAGCCACTGCTTCGCAGGCTGACGTTACTGACGTGGTGCCAGCGACGGAGGGCGAGAACGCCAGCGCGGCGCAGCCGGACGTGAACGCGCAGATCACCGCAGCGGTTGCGGCAGAAAACAGCCGCATTATGGGGATCCTCAACTGTGAGGAGGCTCACGGACGCGAAGAACAGGCACGCGTGCTGGCAGAAACCCCCGGTATGACCGTGAAAACGGCCCGCCGCATTCTGGCCGCAGCACCACAGAGTGCACAGGCGCGCAGTGACACTGCGCTGGATCGTCTGATGCAGGGGGCACCGGCACCGCTGGCTGCAGGTAACCCGGCATCTGATGCCGTTAACGATTTGCTGAACACACCAGTGTAAGGGATGTTTATGGCGAGCAAAGAAACCTTTACCCATTACCAGCCGCAGGGCAACAGTGACCCGGCTCATACCGCAACCGCGCCCGGCGGATTGAGTGCGAAAGCGCCTGCAATGACCCCGCTGATGCTGGACACCTCCAGCCGTAAGCTGGTTGCGTGGGATGGCACCACCGACGGTGCTGCCGTTGGCATTCTTGCGGTTGCTGCTGACCAGACCAGCACCACGCTGACGTTCTACAAGTCCGGCACGTTCCGTTATGAGGATGTGCTCTGGCCGGAGGCTGCCAGCGACGAGACGAAAAAACGGACCGCGTTTGCCGGAACGGCAATCAGCATCGTTTAACTTTACCCTTCATCACTAAAGGCCGCCTGTGCGGCTTTTTTTACGGGATTTTTTTATGTCGATGTACACAACCGCCCAACTGCTGGCGGCAAATGAGCAGAAATTTAAGTTTGATCCGCTGTTTCTGCGTCTCTTTTTCCGTGAGAGCTATCCCTTCACCACGGAGAAAGTCTATCTCTCACAAATTCCGGGACTGGTAAACATGGCGCTGTACGTTTCGCCGATTGTTTCCGGTGAGGTTATCCGTTCCCGTGGCGGCTCCACCTCTGAATTTACGCCGGGATATGTCAAGCCGAAGCATGAAGTGAATCCGCAGATGACCCTGCGTCGCCTGCCGGATGAAGATCCGCAGAATCTGGCGGACCCGGCTTACCGCCGCCGTCGCATCATCATGCAGAACATGCGTGACGAAGAGCTGGCCATTGCTCAGGTCGAAGAGATGCAGGCAGTTTCTGCCGTGCTTAAGGGCAAATACACCATGACCGGTGAAGCCTTCGATCCGGTTGAGGTGGATATGGGCCGCAGTGAGGAGAATAACATCACGCAGTCCGGCGGCACGGAGTGGAGCAAGCGTGACAAGTCCACGTATGACCCGACCGACGATATCGAAGCCTACGCGCTGAACGCCAGCGGTGTGGTGAATATCATCGTGTTCGATCCGAAAGGCTGGGCGCTGTTCCGTTCCTTCAAAGCCGTCAGGGAGAAGCTGGATACCCGTCGTGGCTCTAATTCCGAGCTGGAGACAGCGGTGAAAGACCTGGGCGAAGCGGTGTCCTATAAGGGGATGTATGGCGATGTGGCCATCGTCGTGTATTCCGGACAGTACGTGGAAAACGGCGTCAAAAAGAACTTCCTGCCGGACAACACGATGGTGCTGGGGAACACTCAGGCACGCGGTCTGCGCACCTATGGCTGCATTCAGGATGCGGACGCACAGCGCGAAGGCATTAACGCCTCTGCCCGTTACCCGAAAAACTGGGTGACCACCGGCGATCCGGCGCGTGAGTTCACCATGATTCAGTCAGCACCGCTGATGCTGCTGGCTGACCCTGATGCGTTTGTGTCCGTACAACTGGCGTAATCATGGCCCTTCGGGGCCATTTTCTCTCTGTGGAGGAGTCCATGACGAAAGATGAACTGATTGCCCGTCTCCGGTCGCTGGGTGAGCAACTGAACCGTGATGTCAGCCTGACGGGGACGAAAGAAGAACTGGCGCTCCGTGTGGCAGAGCTGGAAGAGGAGCTTGATGACACGGATGACGCAGCCGGTCAGGACACGTCTGTCAGCCCGGAAAATGCGCTGACCGGACATGAAAATGAGTTGGTATCAGCACAGACGGATACCGTGACTGATACGGCTGCTCTGGTCACGGTTGTGGCACTGGTGACGCTGCATACCGATGCACTTCACGCCACGCGGGATGAGGCTGTGGCATTTGTGCTGCCGGGAACGGCGTTCCGTGTCTCTGCCGGTGTGGCAGCCGAAATGACAGAACGTGGCCTGGCCAGAATGCAATAACGGGAGGCGCTGTGGCTGATTTCGATAACCTGTTCGATGCTGCCATTGCCCGCGCCGATGAAACGATACGCAGGTACATGGGAACGTCAGCCACCATGACATCCGGTGAGCAGTCCGGCGCAGTAATACGTGGTGTTTTTGATGACCCTGAAAATATCAGCTATGCCGGACAGGGCGTGCGCGTTGAAGGCTCCAGCCCGTCCCTGTTTGTCCGGACTGATGAGGTGCGGCAACTGCGGCGTGGAGACACGCTGACCATCGGTGAGGAAAACTTCTGGATAGACCGGGTTTCGCCGGATGATGGTGGAAGCTGTCATCTCTGGCTTGGGCGGGGCGTACCGCCTGCCGTTAACCGTCGCCGCTGAAAGGGGGATGTATGGCCATAAAAGGTCTTGAGCAGGCCGTTGAAAACCTCAGCCGTATCAGCAAAACGGCGGTGCCTGGTGCCGCCGCAATGGCCATTAACCGCGTTGCTTCATCCGCGATATCGCAGTCGGCGTCACAGGTTGCCCGTGAGACAAAGGTACGCCGGAAACTGGTAAAGGAAAGGGCCAGGCTGAAAAGGGCCACGGTCAAAAATCCGCAGGCCAGAATCAAAGTTAACCGGGGGGATTTGCCCGTAATCAGGCTGGGTAATGCGCGGGTTGTCCTTTCGCGCCGCAGGCGTCGTAAAAAGGGGCAGCGTTCAGCCCTGAAAGGTGGCGGCAGCGTGCTTGTGGTGGGAAACCGTCGTATTCCCGGCGCGTTTATTCAGCAACTGAAAAATGGCCGCTGGCATGTCATGCAGCGTGTGGCCGGGAAAAACCGTTACCCCATTGATGTAGTGAAAATCCCGATGGCGGTGCCGCTGACCACGGCGTTTAAACAAAATATTGAGCGGATACGGCGTGAACGTCTTCCGAAAGAGCTGGGCTATGCGCTGCAGCATCAACTGAGGATGGTAATAAAGCGATGAAACATACTGAACTCCGTGCAGCCGTACTGGATGCACTGGAGAAGCATGACACCGGGGCGACGTTTTTTGATGGTCGCCCCGCTGTTTTTGATGAGGCGGATTTTCCGGCAGTTGCCGTTTATCTCACCGGCGCTGAATACACGGGCGAAGAGCTGGACAGCGATACCTGGCAGGCGGAGCTGCATATCGAAGTTTTCCTGCCTGCTCAGGTGCCGGATTCAGAGCTGGATGCGTGGATGGAGTCCCGGATTTATCCGGTGATGAGTGATATCCCGGCACTGTCAGATTTGATCACCAGTATGGTGGCCAGCGGCTATGACTACCGGCGCGACGATGATGCGGGCCTGTGGAGTTCAGCCGATCTGACTTATGTCATTACCTATGAAATGTGAGGACGATATGCCTGTACCAAATCCAGCAATACCGGTGAAAGGTGCCGGAACCACCCTGTGGGTTTATAACGGGAGCGGCGACCCTTATGCGAACCCGCTTTCAGACGTTGACTGGTCGCGTCTGGCAAAAGTTAAAGACCTGACGCCCGGCGAACTGACCGCTGAGTCCTATGACGACAGCTATCTCGATGATGAAGATGCAGACTGGACTGCGACCGGGCAGGGGCAGAAATCTGCCGGAGATACCAGCTTCACGCTGGCGTGGATGCCCGGAGAGCAGGGGCAGCAGGCGCTGCTGGCGTGGTTTAATGAAGGCGATACCCGTGCCTATAAAATCCGCTTCCCGAACGGCACGGTCGATGTGTTCCGTGGCTGGGTCAGCAGTATCGGTAAGGCGGTGACGGCGAAGGAAGTGATCACCCGCACGGTGAAGGTCACCAATGTGGGACGTCCGTCGATGGCAGAAGATCGCAGCACGGTAACAGCGGCAACCGGCATGACCGTGACGCCTGCCAGCACCTCGGTGGTGAAAGGGCAGAGCACCACGCTGACCGTGGCATTCCAGCCGGAGGGCGTAACCGACAAGAGCTTTCGTGCGGTGTCTGCGGATAAAACAAAAGCCACCGTGTCGGTCAGTGGTATGACCATCACCGTGAACGGCGTTGCTGCAGGCAAGGTCAACATTCCGGTTGTATCCGGTAATGGTGAGTTTGCTGCGGTTGCAGAAATTACCGTCACCGCCAGTTAATCCGGAGAGTCAGCGATGTTCCTGAAAACCGAATCATTTGAACATAACGGTGTGACCGTCACGCTTTCTGAACTGTCAGCCCTGCAGCGCATTGAGCATCTCGCCCTGATGAAACGGCAGGCAGAACAGGCGGAGTCAGACAGCAACCGGAAGTTTACAGTGGAAGACGCCATCAGAACCGGTGCTTTTGTGGTGGCTATGTCCCTGTGGCATAACCATCCGCAGAAGACAAAGCAGCCTTCCATGAATGAAGCCGTTAAACAGATTGAGCAGGAAGTGCTTACCACCTGGCCCACAGAGGCAATTTCTCATGCTGAAAACGTGGTGTACCGGCTGTCCGGTATGTATGAGTTTGTGGTGAATGATGCCCCTGAACAGGCAGAGGACGCCGGGCCTGCAGAGCCTGTTTCTGCGGGAAAGTGTTCGACGGTGAGCTGAGTTTTGCCCTGAAACTGGCGCGCGAGATGGGGCGACCCGACTGGCGTGCCATGCTTGCCGGGATGTCATCCACGGAGTATGCCGACTGGCACCGCTTTTACAGTACCCATTATTTTCATGATGTTCTGCTGGATATGCACTTTTCCGGGCTGACGTACACCGTGCTCAGCCTGTTTTTCAGCGATCCGGATATGCATCCGCTGGATTTCAGTCTGCTGAACCGGCGTGAGGCTGACGAAGAGCCTGAAGATGATGTGCTGATGCAGAAAGCGGCAGGGCTTGCCGGAGGCGTCCGCTTTGGCCCGGACGGGAATGAAGTTATCCCCGCTTCCCCGGATGTGGCGGACATGACGGAGGATGACGTAATGCTGATGACAGTATCAGAAGGGATCGCAGGAGGAGTCCGGTATGGCTGAACCGGTAGGCGATCTGGTCGTTGATTTAAGTCTTGATGCGGCCAGATTTGACGAGCAGATGGCCAGAGTCAGGCGTCATTTTTCCGGTACGGAAAGTGATGCGAAAAAAACAGCGGCAGTCGTTGAACAGTCGATGAACCGGCAGGCGCTGGCTGCACAGAAAGCGGGGATTTCCGTCGGGCAGTATAAAGCCGCCATGCGTATGCTGCCTGCACAGTTCACCGACGTGGCCACGCAGCTTGCAGGCGGGCAAAGTCCGTGGCTGATCCTGCTGCAACAGGGTGGTCAGGTTAAGGACTCCTTCGGCGGGATGATCCCCATGTTCAGGGGGCTTGCCGGTGCGATCACCCTGCCGATGGTCGGGGCCACCTCGCTGGCGGTGGCGACCGGTGCGCTGGCGTATGCCTGGTATCAGGGCAACTCAACCCTGTCCGATTTCAACAAAACGCTGGTCCTTTCCGGCAATCAGTCGGGTCTGACGGCAGATCGCATGCTGGTCCTGTCCAGAGCCGGACAGGCAGCAGGGCTGACGTTTAACCAGGCGAGTGAGTCACTGGCAGCCCTGGTGAATGCCGGTGTGCGTGGTGGTGAACAGTTTGATGCCATCAACCAGAGTGTGGCGCGTTTTGCTTCTGCATCCGGTGTGGAAGTGGACAAGGTTGCAGAGGCTTTTGGAAAGCTGACCACCGACCCGACGTCGGGACTGATGGCTATGGCGCGCCAGTTCCGTAACGTGACGGCAGAGCAGATTGCGTATGTTGCGCAGCTGCAGCGTTCGGGGGATGAGGCAGGGGCCTTACAGGCGGCGAACGATATCGCCACAAAAGGCTTTGATGAGCAGACCCGTCGCCTGAAAGAAAACATGGGGACGCTGGAAAACTGGGCGGATAAAACCGGGAAGGCATTCAAATTGATGTGGGATGCCATCCTGGATATCGGTCGTCCTGAATCCTCAGCGGATATGCTCGCCAGTGCGCAGAAGGCATTTGATGAGGCGGATAAAAAATGGCAGTGGTACCAGAGCCGGAGTCAGCGCCGGGGAAAGACCTCCTCTTTCCGTGCCAACCTTCAGGGTGCATGGGATGACCGTGAAAATGCCCGTCTGGGGCTGGCGGCAGCCACGCTGCAGTCGGATATGGAAAAAGCCGGTGAACTGGTGGCAAGGGACCGGGCTGAGCGTGAGGCGTCACAGCTGAAGTATACCGGAGAGGCGCAGAAGGCGTATGAGCGCCTGCTGACGCCACTGGAGAAATATACTGACCGGCAGGAAGAGCTGAATAATGCCCTGAAAGACGGGAAAATCCTGCAGGCGGATTACAACACGCTGATGGCGGCGGCGAAAAAGGATTATGAATCGACGCTGAAAAAACCGAAGTCGTCAGGTGTCAAAGTGTCAGCCGGGGAGCGTCAGGAAGACCGGGCGCATGCAGCCCTGCTGACGCTTCAGGCAGAACTCCGGACGCTGGAGAAGCATGCCGGAGCGAATGAGAAAATCAGCCAGCAGCGCCGGGATTTGTGGAAGGCGGAGAGTCAGTTCGCGGTACTGGAGGAGGCGGCGCAACGTCGCCAGCTGTCTGTACAGGAGAAATCCCTGCTGGCGCATAAAGACGAGACGCTGGAGTACAAACGCCAGCTGGCTGCACTTGGTGACAAGGTTACGTATCAGGGGCGCCTGAACACGCTGGCGCAGCAGGCGGATAAATTCGCACAGCAGCAACGGGCAAAACGGGCCGCCATTGATGCGAAAAGCCGGGGGCTGACTGACCGGCAGGCAGAACGGGAAGCCACGGAACAGCGCCTGAAGGAACAGTATGGCGATAATCCTCTGGCGCTGAATAACGTCATGTCAGAGCAGAAAAAGACCTGGGCGGCTGAAGACCTGCTTCGCGGGAGCTGGATGGCAGGCCTCAGGTCCGGCTGGAGCGAGTGGAAAGAGAGCGCCACGGACAGTATGTCGCAGGTTAAAAGTGCTGCCACGCAGACCTTTGATGGTATTGCACAGAATATGGCGGCGATGCTGACCGGCAGTGAACAGAACTGGCGCAGCTTCACCCGTTCCGTGCTGTCCATGATGACAGAAATTCTGCTTAAGCAGGCAATGGTGGGGATTGTCGGGAGTATCGGCAGCGCCATTGGCGGGGCTGTTGGTGGCGGCGCATCCGCGTCAGGCGGTACAGCCATTCAGGCCGCTGCGGCGAAATTCCATTTTGCAACCGGAGGATTCACAGGAACCGGCGGCAAATATGAGCCAGCGGGGATTGTTCACCGTGGTGAATTTGTCTTCACGAAGGAGGCAACCAGCCGGATTGGTGTCGGCAACCTGTACCGCCTGATGCGGGGCTATGCGGAAGGTGGTTATGTGGGCGGTGCCGGAAGTCCGGCGCAGATGCGGCGGGCTGAAGGCATTAATTTTAATCAGAACAATCACGTGGTGATTCAGAACGACGGTACGAATGGTCTGCCAGGTCCACAGATGATGAAGGCAGTGTATGACATGGCCCGCAAGGGTGCCCGTGATGAAATTCAGACACAGATGCGTGATGGTGGCCTGTTCTCCGGAGGTGGACGATGAAAACCTTCCGCTGGAAAGTGAAACCCGGTATGGATGTGGTTTCGGCCCCTTCCGTCAGGAAAGTGCGCTTTGGTGATGGCTATTCCCAGCGAGCGCCTGCCGGGCTGAACGCTGACCTGAAAACGTACAGCGTGACGCTGTCTGTCTCCCGTGAGGAGGCCACGGCGCTGGAGTCGTTTCTGGCTGAGCACGGGGGCTGGAAAGCCTTTCTGTGGACGCCGCCTTATGAGTGGCGGCAGATAAAGGTGACCTGCGCAAAATGGTCGTCGCGGGTCAGTATGCTGCGTGTTGAGTTCAGCGCAGAGTTTGAACAGGTGGTGAACTGATGCAGGATATCCGGCAGGAAACACTGAATGAATGCACCCGTGCGGAGCAGTCGGCCAGCGTGGTGCTCTGGGAAATCGACCTGACAGAGGTCGGTGGAGAACGTTATTTTTTCTGTAATGAGCAGAACGAAAAAGGTGAGCCGGTCACCTGGCAGGGGCGACAGTATCAGCCGTATCCCATTCAGGGGAGTGGTTTTGAACTGAATGGCAAAGGCACCAGTACGCGCCCCACGCTGACGGTTTCTAACCTGTACGGTATGGTCACCGGGATGGCGGAAGATCTGCAGAGTCTGGTCGGCGGAACGGTGGTCCGGCGTAAGGTTTACGCCCGTTTTCTGGATGCGGTGAACTTCGTCAACGGAAACAGTGACGCCGATCCGGAGCAGGAGGTGATCAGCCGCTGGCGCATCGAGCAGTGCAGCGAACTGAGCGCGGTGAGTGCCTCCTTTGTACTGTCCACGCCGACGGAAACGGACGGCGCTGTTTTTCCGGGACGTATCATGCTGGCCAACACCTGCACCTGGACCTATCGCGGTGATGAGTGCGGTTATAGCGGTCCGGCTGTCGCGGATGAATATGACCAGCCAACGTCCGATATCACGAAGGATAAATGCAGCAAATGCCTGAGCGGTTGTAAGTTCCGCAATAACGTCGGCAACTTTGGCGGCTTCCTTTCCATTAACAAACTTTCGCAGTAAATCCCATGACACAGACAGAATCAGCGATTCTGGCGCACGCCCGGCGATGTGCGCCAGCGGAGTCGTGCGGCTTCGTGGTGAGAGCGCCGGAGGGGGAAAGATATTTTCCCTGCGTGAATATTTCCGGTGAGCCGGAGGCGTATTTCCGTATGTCGCCGGAAGACTGGCTGCAGGCAGAAATGCAGGGTGAGATTGTGGCGCTGGTCCACAGCCACCCCGGTGGTCTGCCCTGGCTGAGTGAGGCCGACCGGCGGCTGCAGGTGCAGAGTGATTTGCCGTGGTGGCTGGTCTGCCGGGGAGTGATTCATAAGTTCCGCTGTGTGCCGCATCTCACCGGGCGGCGTTTTGAGCACGGGGTGACAGACTGTTATACGCTGTTCCGCGATGCCTATCATCTTGCAGGTATCGATTTGCCGGATTTTTACCGACATGATGACTGGTGGAAATCAGGTCAGAATCTCTATCTGGATAATCTGGAGGCCACAGGGCTGTATCAGGTGCCGTTGTCATCAGCACAACCGGGCGATGTGCTGCTGTGCTGCTTTGGTTCATCGGTGCCGAATCATGCCGCCATTTACTGTGGTGACGGCGAGCTGCTGCACCATATTCCTGAACAACTGAGCAAACGAGAGAGGTATACCGACAAATGGCAGCGACGCACACACTCCCTCTGGCGTCACCAGGCATGGCACGCATCTGCCTTTACGGGGATTTACAACGATTTGGCCGCCGCATCGATCTGCGTGTGAAAACGGGGGCCGAAGCCATCCGGGCGCTGGCCACACAGCTCCCGGCGTTTCGTCAGAAACTGAGCGACGGCTGGTATCAGGTACGGATTTCCGGGCGGGACGTCAGCACGTCCGGATTGACGGCGCAGTTACATGAGGTTCTGCCTGACGGCGCTGTGATTCATATTGTTCCCAGAGTCGCCGGGGCCAAGTCAGGTGGCGTATTCCAGATTGTCCTGGGGGCTGCCGCCATTGCCGGATCATTCTTTACTGCCGGAGCCACCCTTGCAGCATGGGGGGCAGCCATTGGGGCCGGTGGTATGACCGGTATCCTGTTTTCTCTCGGTGCCAGTATGGTACTTGGTGGTGTGGCGCAGATGCTGGCACCGAAAGCCAGAACTCCCCGTACACAGACAACGGATAACGGTAAGCAGAACACCTATTTCTCCTCACTGGATAACATGGTTGCCCAGGGCAATGTTCTGCCTGTTCTGTACGGTGAAATGCGCGTGGGGTCGCGGGTGGCTTCTCAGGAGATCAGCACGGCAGACGAGGGGGACGGTGGTCAGGTTGTGGTGATTGGTCGCTGATGCAAAATGTTTTATGTGAAACCGCCTGCGGGCGGTTTTGTCGTTTATGGAGCGTGAGGAATGGGTAAAGGCAGCAGTAAGGGGCATACCCCGCGCGAAGCGAAGGACAACCTGAAGTCCACGCAGTTACTGAGTGTGATTGATGCCATCAGCGAAGGGCCGATTGAAGGTCCGGTGGATGGATTAAAAAGCGTGCTGCTGAACAGTACGCCGGTGCTGGACACTGAGGGGAATACCAACATCTCCGGTGTCACGGTCGTGTTCCGGGCAGGTGAGCAGGAGCAGGCACCGCCGGAGGGATTTGAATCCTCCGGTTCCGAGACGGTGCTGGGTACGGAAGTGAAATACGACACGCCGATCACCCGGACCATCACATCTGCAAACATTGACCGTCTGCGCTTTACCTTCGGTGTGCAGGCACTGGTGGAAACCACCTCAAAGGGGGACCGGAATCCGTCGGAAGTCCGCCTGCTGGTTCAGATCCAGCGTAATGGTGGCTGGGTGACGGAAAAAGACATCACCATTAAGGGCAAAACCACCTCGCAGTATCTGGCCTCGGTGGTGGTGGGTAACCTGCCGCCGCGCCCGTTCAATATACGGATGCGCAGGATGACGCCGGACAGCACCACAGACCAGCTGCAGAACAAAACGCTCTGGTCGTCATACACTGAAATCATCGATGTGAAACAGTGCTACCCGAACACGGCACTGGTCGGCGTGCAGGTGGATTCGGAGCAGTTCGGCAGCCAGCAGGTGAGCCGTAATTATCATCTGCGCGGGCGCATTCTGCAGGTGCCGTCGAACTATAACCCGCAGACGCGGCAATACAGCGGTATCTGGGACGGAACGTTTAAGCCGGCATACAGCAACAACCCGGCCTGGTGTCTGTGGGATATGCTGACCCATCCGCGCTACGGCATGGGGAAACGTCTTGGTGCGGCGGATGTGGACAAATGGGCGCTGTATGTCATCGGCCAGCATTGCGATCAGTCGGTGCCGGACGGTTTTGGCGGCACGGAGCCGCGCATCACCTGTAATGCGTACCTGACCACACAGCGCAAGGCGTGGGATGTGCTCAGTGATTTCTGCTCGGCGATGCGCTGTATGCCGGTATGGAACGGGCAGACGCTGACGTTCGTGCAGGACCGACCATCAGATAAGGTGTGGACCTATAACCGCAGTAATGTGGTGATGCCGGATGATGGCGCGCCGTTCCGCTACAGCTTCAGCGCCCTGAAGGACCGCCATAATGCCGTTGAGGTGAACTGGATTGACCCGGACAACGGCTGGGAGACGGCAACAGAGCTTGTGGAGGACACGCAGGCCATTGCCCGTTACGGTCGTAACGTCACGAAGATGGATGCCTTTGGCTGTACCAGCCGGGGGCAGGCGCACCGCGCCGGGCTGTGGCTGATTAAAACGGAACTGCTGGAAACGCAGACCGTGGACTTCAGCGTGGGTGCCGAAGGGCTTCGCCATGTACCGGGCGATGTTATTGAAATCTGTGATGATGACTATGCCGGTATCAGCACCGGTGGTCGTGTGCTGGCGGTGAACAGCCAGACCCGGACGCTGACGCTCGACCGTGAAATCACGCTGCCATCCTCCGGCACCACGCTGATAAGCCTGGTTGACGGAAATGGCAATCCGGTCAGCGTGGAGGTTCAGTCCGTCACCGACGGCATGAAGGTGAAAGTGAGCCGTGTTCCTGACGGCGTTGCCGAATACAGCGTGTGGGGGCTGAAGCTGCCGACGCTGCGCCAGCGCCTGTTCCGCTGCGTGAGTATCCGTGAGAACGACGACGGCACGTATGCCATCACTGCCGTGCAGCATGTACCGGAAAAAGAAGCCATCGTGGATAACGGGGCGCACTTTGACGGCGACCAGAGCGGCACGGTGAATGGTGTCACACCGCCAGCGGTGCAGCACCTTACCGCCGAAGTCACCGCAGACAGCGGGGAGTATCAGGTACTGGCCCGCTGGGACACGCCGAAGGTGGTGAAGGGCGTGAGCTTCATGCTTCGCCTGACCGTGGCAGCGGACGACGGCAGTGAGCGGCTGGTCAGCACAGCCCGGACGACGGAAACCACATACCGCTTCAGACAACTGGCGCTGGGGCGTTATATGCTGACGGTCCGGGCTGTAAATGCCCGGGGGCAGCAGGGTGATCCGGCGTCGGTATCGTTCCGGATTGCGGCACCGGCAGCGCCTGTCACTATTGAACTGATACCGGGGTATTTTCAGATAACGGCAGTCCCGCGTCTTGCGGTGTATGACCCGACGGTACAGTTTGAGTTCTGGTTCTCGGAAAAACGGATTGCTGATATCAGGCAGGTTGAAACCACAGCCCGCTATCTTGGCACGGCGCTGTACTGGATAGCTGCCAGTATTAATATCAGGCCGGGCCATGATTATTACTTTTATATCCGCAGTGTGAACATCGTCGGTAAATCAGCGTTTGTGGAAGCTGTCGGCCGGCCGGTTAATGATGCTGAGGTGTATCTCAATTTTTTTGAAGGGAAAATAAACAGCACCCTGCTGGGGCAGGAGCTGAACGATCGTATTAATGCCTCGGCATTGCGCAGTGAAGTTGAGCAACTGGAGGATGAGATCAATCAGCAGATAGAGAGTGATATTGCTGAAGTGACCCAAAAAATCGGGGAGACAGAAAACAGCCTCACACAGCTGGTTGCGAAAAAAAATGATGAGCTGTCACTGGGTATATCACAGGTGAGCCAGAGAGTGGATAACGTCAGCAGCGAACTCACGCAGACGGTCAGTCAGAGTAATGAGGAGAATGCACGCCAGATAGCGCAGGTTCGCCAGTATGTGGATCAAAAAAGCAGTGAAATCATGACGACAACGGACCAGAAGCTGGGAGATCAGGAGGCCACCATCCAGCAGATACAAAAGGTTCAGACGGACACCAGTAATAACCTGAACAGTATGTGGGCCGTGAAACTGCAGCAGATGCAGGATGGTCGCCTTTATATTGCGGGTATCGGTGCCGGTATTGAGAACACCCCTGACGGCATGCAGAGCCAGGTGCTGCTGGCGGCAGACAGGATTGCGATGATTAATCCTGCGAATGGCAACACAAAGCCGATGTTTGTTGGTCAGGGCGATCAGATATTCATGAACGACGTGTTCCTGAAACGCCTGACGGCTCCCACCATTACCAGCGGCGGCAATCCGCCGGTATTTTCCCTGACACCGGACGGGCGGCTGACGGCGAAAAATGCCGATATCAGCGGTAACGTGAATGCGAACTCCGGGACGCTCAACAACGTCACGATTAACGAGAACTGTCGGGTTCTGGGAAAACTGTCCGCCAACCAGATTGAAGGCGATCTCGTTAAAACAGTGGGCAAAGCTTTCCCCCGGGACTCCCGTGCACCGGAACGGTGGCCATCAGGGACCATCACCGTCAGGGTTTATGACGATCAGCCGTTTGACCGGCAGATTGTTATTCCGGCGGTGGCATTCAGCGGCGCTAAACATGAGCGGGAGAATAACGATATTTATTCGTCATGCCGCCTGATAGTACGGAAAAACGGTGCTGAAATTTATAACCGTACCGCGCTGGATAATACGCTGATTTACAGTGGCGTTATTGATATGCCAGCTGGTCGCGGCCACATGACGCTGGAGTTTTCGGTGTCATCATGGCTGGTAAATGACTGGTATCCCACAGCAAGTATCAGCGATTTGCTGGTTGTGGTGATGAAGAAAGCCACCGCAGGCATCAGTATCAGCTGAATTTTATAACCCATATACGGGCGCCAGAAATGGCGCCTTTTTTATTGCAGAAAAGCGAGAGGTAATTATGCGTAAATTATGTGCTGTTATTTTGTCCGCAGTAGTCTGGCAGATCGCCGCTGCTACGCCAGCGAGTGCAGCAGAGCATCAGTCCACACTAAGCGGCGGGTATCTTCAGTCCCATACTGATATGCCCGGAAACGATGACCTGAAGGGCATTAACGTGAAATACCGTTATGAATTTACGGACACGCTGGGGCTGGTGACGTCATTCAGCTATGCAGGAGACAAGAATCGCCAGCTGACCCGTTACAGTGATACCCGCTGGCATGAAGATTCCGTTCGTAACCGCTGGTTCAGCGTAATGGCGGGGCCGTCTGTGCGCGTGAATGAATGGTTCAGCGCGTATGCGATGGCGGGTGTGGCTTACAGCCGTGTGTCGACTTTCTCCGGGGATTATCTCCGCGTAACTGACAATAAGGGGAAAACGCACGATGTGCTGACCGGAAGTGATGACGGTCGCCACAGCAACACGTCTCTGGCGTGGGGAGCTGGCGTGCAGTTTAACCCGACCGAATCCGTGGCCATTGATATTGCTTATGAAGGCTCCGGCAGTGGCGACTGGCGCACTGACGGTTTCATCGTGGGTGTCGGTTATAAATTCTGATTAGCCAGGTAACACAGTGTTATGACAGCCCGCCGGTTCAGGCGGGCTTTTTTGTGGGGTGAATATGGCAGTAAAGATTTCAGGTGTCCTGAAGGACGGAGCGGGTGAGCCTGTCGTAAACTGTGCGATTGAATTGCGTGCCAGAAGAACCAGTCCGACAGTTGTGGTTAATATTGTGGCAACCTGTCTTACGGGAAGTGATGGCGGGTATACTATTAATGCTGAGCCGGGATTTTATGATGTATTTTTGTCCCGCTCAGGGCATCCTCCTGTAAAGGCGGGGGAAATTTATGTTGCACCGACAGATGAGCCGGATACGCTGAATGCTTTTCTGGATGCACCAAAGGAGGGTGATTTACGCCCTGAGGTAATGAAGCGTTTTGAGGAAATGGTAAATACCGTTGTTCGCTTGTCTGAGCAGGTGGTCAGTGACAGGGAGAGAGCAGAAACAGCTGCTGATGATGCAATCAATGCAGCAACATCTGCGGCGGTTAGTAAGGATGAGGCAGAAGAGCTAAAAAATCAGACACAGCAGAGCGCCGAAGCTGCAGCCGGAAACGCACAGCAGACGGCACAGGATGTGACGACAACCGCAACGGCCCGTGATGATGCGGAACGTTTTGCGGGTGAGGCTGAAAACAGCGCACAGACATCAGGCACAGCGCGGGACGAATCAGTCGATGCCGCCGAACGTGCCCGCCTTTATCATAATACCGCATCATCAGCAGCGACCAGTTCAGAACTGTCGGCAAATGCTGCGCTGGGGCACAAAAACAGTGCCGCCGAATACGCCCGACAGGCTAAAGCCAGCCAGGATGCAGGTGCAGACAATGCGCAGGAAGCGAAACAGTACAGGGATGAGGCGCAGCAGATAGTTGATGACCTGAATGCAACAAATGCCAGCACGACAGAAAAAGGTCTGGTGCAACTCTGTAGTTATACGGACAACGACAGCGAGGAACTGGCTGCCACGCCAAAGGCTGTCAAAGCCGTCATGGACGAAACGAAAACAAAAGCGCCACTGGACAGCCCGGCCTTCACCGGCACCCCAACCACCCCAACCCCACCGGATGATGCCGCCGGTCTGGAAGCAGCGAACGCAGCGTTTGTGCGCAAACTGCTTGCTGCGCTGGTTGGCTCATCACCGGAAGTTCTGGACACCCTGAACGAACTGGCAGCGGCGCTGGGCAATGACCCGAACTTTGCGACGACAATCACAAACGCGCTGGCAGGCAAACAACCGCTTAATGACGTCTTAACGGCAATCAGCGCACTGACGCAACGGGCAGATAATCTTCTGTACTTCAATACAGACGGGAATGCCTCACTGTCTCCGCTGTCAGAGAAGGCCCGCGCATTACTGGCGCATGACACGGCTGAAGCCATGCGCACGGAGCTTGAGCTGAGCGCGGCTGCGACGATGGAACCCCAGAGTGATATCCGTGACCGCACACCGGGCAGGCTGGCCCTGTCCGGGATGTATGGGTTTGGACAGGCATTCACCAGCGCCGAAGCTCTGTCATTTAACGGACAGGCTGATTTCGTTATATGGCTGCAGACAGTCACCCCGGGGCGTTATGCGGTCAGTATTGCGGACTCCTCCACGCTGCTGAAGGGGACCACGAAATTTAACGGTATCATTGATGTGATGTGGTCACCGTCTGATAACGACGAATCAGACACGGCGCGTAAATTCAAAACGCTGCTGTACTACAACCAGTATTACGAGGATGAGCACAGCATACATTGTATGCGTTATCGCTACAGTGGTAACAGCTGGAATGCAACATCAAGCCTTATTGTGTATGACGGCAACTCCCTGGCATATCTGATGTCCTCAACCGCCGGTAATGGTCCGTTCTCATATTACCAATACCCGGCCGTCGGTGTGCCGATTATGGCGGTATATCAGGGAGAAAGTTTTGGTGAAAATGCTTCTCTGGGACTCGGTGATACTGTGCCGGGTTCCCGTCTTGGTCCTCTGGCCATGAGTGCACAGGTTAGTGATACAGGGACATACGCATCCTCACCGCAGGTTGTGATTGGCGGTGCCGGTGAATACAACTTCCCCGGTCGTTACACGGCGCTTTCGGGCCTGGGTAACAATTATGGTACTCAGCGTGGCTTTATCGGTCTTTTTGTACGCATTGAGTAATGAGGAAATCAGGCATGAAAATCAGAGCGGTGAAAGGTATCAGAAACGCACATTATCTTGAAAATGGTGCGGTTGACTGCGAGGTGTTATTTGAAGGTGAAACGGAGTTCGCCCTGTATACTGCCATACAGGATGATATGGCCCCGACAGGCCAGCACATCTGGCAGGAGCTGCAAAGCGGGAAATGGGGCGAAATCGCCCCGTTCACCGTCACGCCGGAACTTATTGCAGCGGCAAAGGATGCCAAAAAGCGGGAAATTGAGGCATGGCGCGACAGTCAGGAAAACGTTGAGTTTATTTTCACGTTTGATGGCCGTCGTTTTGATGGTGGAAAAACCTCGCAGTCACGCCTTGCCCCCGTGGTTGCAACAGCACAGGCCGGACTGCTTCCGGAGGGTTTTTTCTGGACTGATGCGGATAATAACAACGTCGTACTGACCAGGGAGAAACTTATTGCGCTGAACGATGCCATGATGGCGGCCATGGTGACGGAGGGCTTTAAAATCCACGAACGCCAGCGCGAGATGAAGGAACAACTGAATAATCTGGATGATTTGCGTTCAATCAGGGAAATGGTGATTAGCGATAATTAGCGGTCAATTCCGGGCTTTTTGGGCGCGCTTTCCGCCCAGAATTATACGTCAATTAGCCCAGAAAAAATCGCGAAGTTACAATTGGCCCGGCAACACCACTGAGTCATACAGCGAAACTTGATACTGTTCGTGTAGCCATAATGGAATGCTGCTCCACGCTGAATCTCCCGTTTGTTGATATGCGTGATGTGGTGAACAGCAGTAACAGGCAGCTGTATACAGGGGCTGACGATGTTCACCCTAATGATGTCGGTCATGTTTTCGGGGGCTGCAGGCAGCAATGCGGGTGTTGCAGTTTTATGTGATACAGATAGCCAGTGAGCATATTGCGCCACTTCAGGATGCTGTAGACCTGGAAATCACAACGGAGGAAGAAACATCGTTGCTGGAGGCATGGAATAAATATCGGGTATTGTTGAATCGTGTTGATACATCAGTAGCTCTGGGTATGAAGCTGTTTGTAACTCATATTACAGTAACAGCCATTACTATCTCGAAGGTGCAAAATGTATATTGATTTGATATTTTATAAATTTACTTCGAATCTGACACGTCAACTTTTGATTAAAGTAATATCAGTTCTCGGCGAAAAAAGGGCCGTGTACATGAGACGATTTCATACAAGAAGAACAAAAATATGAATATGCTCCCAATGCAATATATGTTTTGCATTGGGAGCAAATGGCGGAATATTTTGAAATTATTGTATTTCTGCTTCAGAATTTCCTGGGCAGTATATATTTTCTATTTTTTGTGGAGTGATCAGGTGATGTACAACTGCTTTATCTACACATAAATTAACTCCGGTGAGAGCTAATGTATGCCCATCACCATTTATTGTTAGTAACGGGCTGGAAAATTTCTCTGCCATCTTACGGGCATTAATCCAGGGCGTTGTTGGGTCGTATTTGTGTGCTACAAACAGTAAACCAGAGGGCAGAACAGTATTTTTCAGGCGAGTTTTGTTCAGGTCGCTATGTATTGGCCATAATTCACAAAAATCAGGTGAATCGGAACGTCCATTGTCAAAGTTAATAGCCGGGAAGGCATTCGCAAGAGCGTCTTTTCGGGATTTTCGCTCTTCTGGTGTTAATTGCTCATCCCCCTGATCTACACAAAGGATTACCCCCGAAGCATCGCTTGACTCTTCTGAGGCTATCGGAGCACTGAGCGCAGTTTCAATTTCATTACTGACAATCCCCTGAGAGAACTGGCGTATGGCAGTTGCAAGGGTTGGCCATGATGAACGCCATAGCAGAAGGTCTGTTGTTAATGATATGAGTTCATCTGAAGATATATTTTCTCCCTTACTGTCTAATAAAGGTTTGTGATGTAATTTTGATAATAGCTCATGGAACTGAGTTATTGCCTTATCTCTGTCTGAAGAAAGCGGGCAACTTTTTGTACGCGCACACCAGGATGCAAAGCGATCAAACGTTTCCTGATAACTCTGTGCCTGTTTGAGTTGCCATGTGAAGTTGTCCTCCAGGTCATCGATATCGACGACTCCATCAAGAACGATAGATCTTACGTTGTAGGGAAAACGTTCTGCATATAAGGCTGCAATTTGAGTTCCATACGAATACGCCACGGCTGTCAGTTGTTTATCCCCCAAGGCTTGCCTAATACGATCAATATCGTATACAGCCTCGTTAGAGCCGATATGGCGAATGACTTCGGCTCCGGTATTATGGATACAGGCATTAATTTTATTTAATACTTGTTGCTTTCCGGTTATGTTTTCCTGAGTCTCTGTATCTGATTGCCGGCAGTTTATTGTCGGAGTGGACTGTCCGACGCCTCGAGGATCAAATCCAATAATATCCCATGACTCACGAAGATTTGTGACTGGCCAGTCAAAGTTAATATAAGGATTTATGCCTGGTAACCCGGGACCACCACTTATTATCAGGATACTTCCTTTATGCTTGCTTTTTGCCGGCAATTTTGTCAACGCTAGTTTGACTTGTGATTTTTTTTCATAAGAAGCATCTCCGCCTGTGTCTGTATATTTTAATGGAACAGACAAATAACCACATAGTAAGTCAGGAGACGGTTTTTCCTCACCAAACCAGTGGTTGAATTGACTGGCCATACAGGATTGCCACTGTATCTGCTGGGCAGATACGGTTACTGGTAGAAGTAACGTTAAAACAACTTTGAAATGAGTAATTATTTTTCGCATTGTGTCTCTGAATATCGGAATAAAGATAAAATTTGAATATATTGAGGTCTTGTGTTGCGGTAAGAGATTACACGTTATGACATAGGTTAAATGCTTACAAAATTAGTGGATATTGTCTACTTGTAACTGTAAACAAATTCCCCGGGGTTATACAATACCACCCGGGAGAAAATCTGGTTAACTTCGTTAAAAAATGTACTTAAGACCAGCAGTAGTGATGAAGTTATAGTTTTCTATGCCTGCACCATTTTTGCTGTAGTCTGAAGTGTTATCATTGTGATCATAAAGTGAAGTATTACCTTTTTTATTCGTAACCCGATTCCATGCGCCTTCAACATAAACTTTTGCGTTAGGTGTTACGTAATAACCTGCATTGACTGAAACAGAATAGTAATTTTGGTCTTTGACTTTGCTGCGATAAGTGATTCTTTTTCCTGGGTCATAGTGCTCATCGTTATCAGATGCTTCCACCCAGCCGCTGTATTTAAATGTGCCACCTAGCTCAAAATCTTCATAACGATAACTTCCAGTCAAGCCAATGTATGGCATTTTAAAACGTTGTTTGTAGCCGATTGCTCTTTCTCCATTCGGGAAGGAGCCGATATCATCTCTGAATCCCTCCTCAGAACTGTAGATATAGGAACCACCTCTGGCTGTAAAGCTATAACGGCTTTCCTGATATCCGGCCATGAGTCCCAGGCGGTAATTGGGTTCGTTGAGGAGCCAGCCTTTGATATTCAGATCAAATTCGTTGGCATAATTGAGTTGTGTATCAGGGTGTCTACTTTCATCCGTCCAGGTTCCGGGGTTACTGGAATCCATCCAGTCCTGATCGACCATATTGCCACCTCGGCTGCCGAGAGTTGTCCAGCCAGCAGCCCCGATAGATATCTGGGGCATCAAATCCCAATTAATTGCACCTTTAATAATTGCAGCGTTATTGAATTTCCAGTCGAGTTGACTGACTTTTCGGCCTCCTTCTTCGGCTAGATAAACACGCTCTTTTGTTTTTCCGCTCAGATTTCCAAGACTAATGTCCGCATTTATGTTGTCAGGAGTAAACGATAAAGTCTCGGTAGAAGCAAAAGAGCTGATCGCAATAGGGGTTGTCAGGACTATTCCCAGAAGTTTCGCCCGCATAAAAGGTCTCCATTCAATCGTTTTAATGATTGAATATGTATTTTTTATATCTAACTTAATGAGTCAATTGTATATTGTTTAACTGTTTATAGTTTGTTTAAGTTTGAATTATTGTTTCGTTTTATTCATTCTTTATGGTCAACTTGCCAAGTGTTGTATTATTGTTGTGGTTTAATGTGCTGGAAATTTTATTTTTGCTAATATTTTTATCTGTCTATAGTTATTCATTTATACGCATATTAGCAAAAAAAATATTATTGTAGGTATTTCTACAGTACATTTGACACGATGATCAACCTCTATGTAGCTATGTTTTTGTAAAGAAACTGTGCGTCACTGTATCCAGGACTGTTATGTGCCAAATACGGAAGTTGAAGTTACCAGCTCTTACTCTAAAGCTATAACGTATAGAAAAAATGCATTTGAGACGTGTAAAATCATTTATTTAATCGCAATTTATGTAATGGCATAATCAGGTCGGTGAAAGAGGGGAGAAGAATGGATAAAAGAGCTAAAAATCAGATAGTCGATAGCGATATTGCACGTTTGTTACTCAAGCTCAGAAAGTCTCGAAACTTGACTGTTACAGAGCTTGCCCAACGATCTGGTGTCAGTCAGGCGATGATCAGCAAAGTTGAACGAGGCACTTCAAGCCCCAGTGCAACAATACTTAGTCGGTTAGCTAATGCACTGAATATTACGCTATCAAAGCTTTTTGCAGAGCTTGAGATGCAACAGAATTCACTTGTACTTTTGACTGACCAGCAACAACATTGGATTGATGAAGAAACAGGCATTACCCGCTGGTCTTTGTCCCCAGCGGGTGCATGTCCGGAACTAATAAAAGTTGAAATCCCCCCTATGGGGCAATTGACTATCCCTGCCTCTGCAAATGAGCATCTTTCTGGACAAACTCTATGGATGTTAAGCGGCAGCCTTGATTTTCGAGTCAATCATCAGACTCAGCATTTACAAGCCGGTGATTGTCTTGCTCTTACCTTTGCCAGCGAGTACCAAATGAGAAACCCAGATAGCGGCCAGAGTTGTTCTTACATTGTCGCTTTCAGTCAAAAAAATCCATGA